CTCGCCACGGGAAAGAACGTCTTCGTCCCGCGTGGCACCTACCTCATCACCGGCCAGCTACATCTGGCCACCGAAAACGGCCCGCAAACCCTCTTCGGTGAGGGGCACTCCTCGATCTTGCTGATCGATCCACGCTTCGATCCCACCGTCACGACCGGCGTAATCTTGATCACCGGGATCCACGACAAGGCCGATGCCCGTGGCCAGGTCTCGAACCTCATCATCAAATTCGTGCAACCAACCGACATCATCACGACCGCGACCGTGGCCGTGGCGGCGGGCAACTCGTCGGTCATCGTCGCCTCGGCGGCGGGCATCAAGGTCGGCATGTCCGTCGTCGACATCACTCACTGGGTCATTCCGACGGTGTGTTTGTTCACCGAGGACATCCCGGCGCTGGTCACCTCGGTCTCAGGCAACACCATCACTTTCGATAAGGTGATCGTCAACGAGGGCATCTTCGCTGGGGATAGCATTCACTTCGCCTCCGTCCGCTCCATGTTCAAAACCCTGGCCAATGGCGGCACGGCGGGGCCTGGCGGCACCGGGATTAAATACCCCTGGGCGATCTACAACACGACCGGAGAGTCCACGACGCTTCGCGATCTCATGATCATCAACGCATGGGATGGCATCTGGCTTCGAGGTTCGTCGTTCACCATCGAGAAGGTGGATTGCGGGGCCTTCGACATCGGCCTGGACATCGATGATTGCTACAACTTCCCCACCGTGAACAACTTCCGGTTCTGGCCCTGGGGTTATTTCTCGGCGACGGTCCCCCATGAGCGGACCGCTTTCAGCGCGACTTACTATGACGGGACGACGGTGTGCGCCAACTTCGGCGAGACCGATGGCGTCGGCATCTACAACCTTCAGTCCTGGACTGGCATCGTCAACCTCACGGCCCGGTGGTCCTGGGGTGAGTTCATCAACCTCATGCTGGATGGGAACAACGCCAGCCTGAACATCGTCGCCGCTGGTGGCGGCTTCGTCCAGATCACGAGCGGGTATTCCTCCAAGGGCCACACCCTGACGACGCCGATCTACATCAACACCCCGATTGGGTTTCACTCCCATTTCGTCAACTTCGATCTGGGCAACGCCTCGCCATTCAATAATGGCATGGTCATCGACGGTGGCACCGTCACCTTCGGTGACTCGAGCATGTGGGACGGGCTTCAGAGTTCCCGGGAATTTATCCAGGTCAACAACGCCAGCGTCCTCACCCTCCGGAATATGCTCCTCAACGCGGGCGGCGGAGGCGTGAACGCCTACATCAAGCTCACCGGCACGGCGACGCTCCACATGAGCGACACGCGGATGGTGAGGGACGTCACCGGCCTCACCGACGCCTTTTACTATGTCGTATCCGGAACGGCGACGACGCCGGTCTACCTCGACAACATCTTCTGGAACGGCTGGAAGGTTAACCTCCCGGGAGGGATCGGTAATAGCATCAACGTCCTCGATTACGGGGCGGATCCGACCGGCACATACGATAGCTCCTACGCGATCAACCTCGCGGCGGGCGTCGTCGGTCCGAACGGGCGGCACAAGGCGGTCTATCTTCCGACCGGCACCTATCGGGTGAACCACCAGATCAATCTGACCGCGAGCCAGGGTATGTATGGCGACGCTCGCGGGGCTTCCATCCTCTACGTCGACGACAAGTTCGACCCGACCGCCGAGGCCGTGATCATGTGCAACGCGGCATTCTTCGACGCGGGTCCGGTGCTCCGAGACTTTGGCATCACCTTCGCCCAACCCCAGGACCAGACCTCGCGCGCCAACTTCAAAACCCTGGCCGCTGGCGGCACCTCCAGCCCCGGTGGAACGGGCGTCAAATACCCGTGGGCGATCTCCTCGAACTCCCAAAGCTACCGCATCCAGTGCATCCGGTTGCGGATCGGCGGTGCCTGGGACGGGATCACGACCAACGCGCTCAACGTGGTTTACTGGCTCGAAGACATTGAAATGGGCGCGCTCGATTGCGGCGTGAACATGGGCGACGGTATCGGGGTGCAGGATTTCGCGCACATCCACCAATACCATTTCTGGACCTTCGAGATGGGCTCGGGGCTCCAAAACGTCTACTACGATGGGCAAACGATCTCGTTGCGGGTGGGCCGGTCGGATGGCCTGAACATCACGGGATATTGTTGCTTCGTTGGCCGCACGATCTTCACCGGAGACGGTGGCTACACGGGATGCCACATCGCCAACGCCATGTTCGACGGCGGTCAGGCCACGCTGGAGATCCTCGGCACCGGCATCGGCCATTTGTGGATCAGCAACTCGTATGCCTCGGCGGGGACCACCGAACGCCTCCGCCCGTTCCTGACGATGTCCGGCCCCGGCCATTTGAAGATCGACAACTTCTACTCGCACTCCTCGGCGGCGTATCCAGACTTCCTGATCACCAATGCTGGCGCGGACGTCACGCTGAGTAACTTCCATTGCAACTACTACACGTCCGACCACAACTGGGTGACGCTACAAGCCGGAACGATGTGGATCCATGACGGCCAGATCGCCATCCCCGGGGCGCGCACCGTCCCGGCCATCGCGGAAACCGGATCCGGGATCCTCGTCATCGACAACGTCCAGTTCAATGACGCGGGCACGGGCGGCACGGGCGTCGTCTTCTCGATGGTCAGCGCCAACACGATGAGCATGATCGGGGCCTTGTCGTTCAGTTCCACGGCGAACTGGACGGTTTCGCTTCCGAACAATCTCCAGACGACATACTTCAGCCCTCGGACGTCATTCAACGGCGGCGCGGTATTCGTCGGATCCATCTTCGCCAACGGCCTCGTCCAGGTCGGAACCCTGGGGGGCGGAAGCGCGGGAACCGTCGCCGTGTTCGGCCAGGCCGGAGAGCAAAAGGCATTACTCTTTTACCGAGGGACGCAACTCGCCTGGACCTTCCTCTCGCAAGGTGCCGGGGACGATTACAACATCGGACGCTGGGACGACGGTGGCGTGTTCCGGGGCAACCCGTTCAGCATCAACCGTCTGACCGGCGTGGTCACGGCCCCGTTGCTTGCCGGTCCGGTCATGCTGGCCAGCGTGCCGACCGACACCTCCGCGCAACTGGCACTGAGCCCTTCCACCCCGGTCAACGCATCCGAAAGCAAGCTACGCTTCCACGGCACGTTCCCGACCGGGGGCGACACCTCCAACTATCTGGCCGCGACTTTGCGTGGCGGATGGAACGCCACCGCCTGGGATGGCTCCTACCTGAATGTTTGGGTGACCAACACGGGCAACGGCAACTCGTCCGACGCGAGCATGAGGCAAGTGGCGAGCTTCACGCCAACCGGATTTCAGGTCGGAACGCTCGCGAGTCCGGATGCGCGGATAACCCTCTTCGCCCCAGCCGGGGCGTTCAAAGGGCTTTACATGGCGCGTGGTAACACGGGGTCCGCCTGGGTCGTTGGTTCGCGGGACGCGACCGACGATTTCGCCGTTCTTCGTTTCGATGACCTCGGTGGGTTCAAGGCAAACTCGCTCCTGATCAACCGGGCCACCGGCCAGGCCACCTTCGAGATTGGGGTCACCGTCGGAAGCCCGACCGTCGCCGGGACGATCTCGGTCCTGGGACCGGTTGGCGTTCAGAAACAAATCTACCTGAGCCGTGGGACGCTACCGGCGTGGGGACTTTTCTCCAGGGATGCCACGGATGACTTCGCCATCGCCCGGTTTGATGATAGCGGCGGGTTCCGGGAGAACACGCTCTTAATTAACCGGGCCACCGGTCGAGCCACGTTCGCCTTCAGCGTGGGCTTCAATGGCACGGCGGCTATCGCTAAACCGACCGGCTACACCGCGCCGACCGGCACCGCGACACGCGCGACGTTCGCCACCGGATCGGTGACCCTTCCCGTCCTCGCCGAGCATGTTAAAGCCCTGATCGACGACCTCACCGCAACCGGACTGATAGGACCATGACATGAGTGGCTTCCAACCCGACTCCTCGATCCCCGTGACCTTCGCCCGACCGCAATGGGAGCAAATCATGTCGCTCCTCGCCCGGTTACCGTTCAATGAAGTCGCCGGGATCATCTCCGACGTCCAGCGGCAATGCCAGATGGCGGAAATGAGCCAGCGGATGCGCCCGTCGATGTCCCCGGCGGGCCAGGGCCCGATGGGCCAGATGCCGCAAAACATGGCGCGTCAGCAGATGCCCCGGCTTGTGCCCGAGGACTACGGACCGCTACCCCCAGCCCCGGCACAAGATGGTGCCGCTTAGAGGGAGAAAGCACATGCCTTTTGTCACAGGTTTCTTGCGTGTCCGTCACCCGAGCGACGGTCGCCCCGACAACGAGCTACCCGACGGCGAGGGTCCGGTGGATCCTGGCTATGGCATCGACCTGGGTGGCCACCCCGACAATAGCCTTCCTCCGGGGATGCCGCCGTTCCCGGACCACGGACTCCCGACCCCGCCTCCGGGCGTGTGGCCACCGCCGTCCATCGACCGGCCCATCGTGCCGGTGCATCCCGACAACACCCTCCCGGTCCAGCCGGGCACGATCTGGCCGAACCCCGGCAAACCAGCCCGGCCCGACAATAGCTTGCCCGGTGGGTCCGGCGGGGAGATCAACAACGGCTTACCCAGCCAGACCTTCTGGGTGGTCGCCGGGATCCCGGGAATCGGATGGAGATATATCGCGATCGATCCAAGTTTAGTGGTCGGGATGCCGTTGCCCCCGACCCCTGAGCCGAAAGAGTAATCAACGAAGCCATGGTCCAGTCTCCGCTCTTCTCGGGCTGGGACTGGACCAAGGTGATCGTCGCGATCGTCCCGCTTCTGGCGGGGTGCGATGCCCTGAAAGCTCTGATCGCCAAGAAGGCCAGCGATCAGCCCGTGGTCAGCGCCACGTCTTCCGGCTCCGCCACGCTGATCATCATCGGTTGCCCGCGATCCCAGGACCGCGCCGATATGTGGCGAGAGTTCATTCAGATGACGATCAACGCACCCACCACCATCGTCACCGCCACCGACGGGGCCCAGGCACGGCTGGTGCTGAACGGGTGTCCGTTCGCCGAGACGCCGCCGCCTCGCAAGTAATCTATGGAGTATTCCAGGGTATATTTTTAAGAGGAATACCGGGCCGACCCGAGAAAGACCCAGGAGTTCGGCGGTAAACCCGATAATTATGCGCGTGTTTGCTGCGCCCGACCGATTGTCGAAATTCACCGGTCGGTTCTATTACCCCCAGCCGAATGAGCCGGTTCGTGAGCGAGCCCCAAGCGTTCGGATGGGCCGGTTGACCGATCCCCGGATACGATTGGAACGACTCAGCCATGAACTCTCCCGCCGCTGGCGCGTGTGTCCGGACGATCCTGACCGCGTTTATCAGCCAGTCGGCATTGTTTATGCCCACGAGATCGAGCCCCTCATCGCGGAGTTTGCGGGCTTCACCGAACCAGTCCTTCTTGTCGTCATCCTTGCTCATCACGGCTCCCGGAATTTTCGGTTGAGACGCTTCAGGCGGTTGCCGCGCCGGATCCGGTAATCGATCTGGCGGCATCGCTCCCCACAAAAGAAGCGGCGATGGCGCGTGGTCGGCGTGAAGATCGACCAGCACACGAGGCACAGTACATCAGAAGGGAATGGCATCGTCGTCCATCTCGTATTGTGGGTTGCCCTTCGGGTCGGTCCCGGTCGGCTGGCGCTCCTCTCGCGGAGCCGCTTGCGGCGGGCCACTCAGCAACTCGATCTTGCCGGTGAAGGCGGGGATCACGACCTCGGAGATGTAACGAGTGCTCCCGTCCTTCTCGTAGGACCGGTTATTTATTTCCCCTTCGAGATAAATATGCGAGCCCTTGCGGACGTATTGCTCGGCCATTTCGGCCATCCGTGTGTCCCGGACGGCGATGTTATGCCAGGTGGTTTGTTCCTTCCGTTCCCCCGACGCGCGATCGCGCCACCTCTTGCCGGTCGCGACCGAGAAGTTGACGATCTTCCCGCCGTCGGGGAACGTCTTGGTCTCGGGATCCTTGCCGACCCTTCCGACCAGCACGACCCGGTTGACTGAACCAGACATCAGCCGCTTCCTTTCGCTCGTGTCGCGCGTAGCTTCAATTCTCGCGCGAACTCGTTCAGTTCAGCGGCGATCAGATCCATCCGGCGCATATCGGCTTCCGTCGCCTCGTCCCCCGCGTCCATCATGGTCATCATGGAAGCGAATACGTGCTGGGCCCCGGCCATGTAGGCGACCCTCATGCCGTCAATCATGGAGGCCGGTGCGTTTGGGACCAGGCCGATACGCAACGCGATCCAGCCAGCTTCGATTAGCTTGCCCTGATCAGCGGCTTCTTTGGTCAGCCGTTCCAGGTGTCCGGGGTCAGCCATTGGGTTTCCCCCGTTTCATTCGCACGCGGCGACCGAAGGCGGCTATCCTGGCCAGTTCCGCGACGGCGAGTTCCTCTTGCTCCTCGGGTGACATCGAGGCGATGTCCTCCGGCGTGATCGCCACCCGCTCGCCGGAACGGATCGTGTAGAGCTTGCCGCATCCAGCGCACATCAGGATGTCGCTCTCTCCAGGCGATCTGTTCCAGGCTCGGTCAGCCGGGGCGGCGCGGTTCATCACGTAGCCGCAAGCCGCGCACATCCAGGTTGGGATGACGATGCCGCCGGTCATGCCAGCGCCCACATGCCGGGATCGGCTTCGAGCATCTTGCGCCACTCGTCCTCGGCCCGTTTCGGGAGAGCGACCATCGGATCGACGAACCCCTCGCGGCGAAGGAAGGCTTCGATCTCGTCCACCTCGGCGCGGAACTGGGTCAGCGCGGCGTCGAGCTTTTTGATCTCCGCCGTCGCTTCCGGGGTCCGGTCATAGCGGATGATCACCTCGCGGAGGTTCGGATGATACGATTCAAAGCACCACGCCTCAAATTGGCTGATCAATAGAGAGCCGTAGACTTGCCACCGGTAGGCTTTCCCCGGACCTTCGCGCATATACTGGGCGTGGACGGGAGCCGACGGACATTTTATTTCTAAACCGATCAACTTGTCCGTCTGGATCCGATCCGGTGAGCACGCCATCGACTGGTCGTCGGTCATGATCAGGCCGATCCGGTCGGTCGTCGCGCCCGCGATCGCCTCGTAATGTTTGACCGCGTCCGCTTCGAGGAGCTTGCCGCGCTCGACCCAGTGCAACCCATCCAGCGGCAAGCTCGTGTCCTCATGGAGGAGCCGCTCACACGCCAGTTCGTAGGCATACTTCCACCGGCCAGCGGCCATCTCGCCTTTGACCTCGGTGATGATGCGGTCGAACGAGGAGGCGGTCGGGATACCCAGGCGGAGTTCGCGCCACGCATCCGAGCCTTGCTCGACGTCGGTGATGAACTTCGGCATCAGATCTTCACCTCCTCCGCCTTCTGAGTGAGCCGTTTGGCTTTCAGCGAGAGGAGCGCGCGGCGCACGCGGACGCCGTCCTCGGTGCGGATCGACGGGTAGCCCTTGGGTAGGTCGTAGCCGAGGACGTCGTCGAACCACGCCAGGATCTTGAGCTTCCGCTCCTCCTCCGTGTCGCTCTCGTTGTAGATCCCCGCCTCGGCGACCATGCCCTTGATCTGAGCGGCCTCGTCGAAGCTGATCGGCCTTCCGCCAGCCGCCACGCCGTCGTCGTCGTCGCCCTCGGTGATGATGTTCAGCACCGCGAAGAGCCCGTATCGTTTCCCATACGAGAGCGCCGATCCATACGCCTGGACGTCGTTCTTACCCCCCGATGTGTCGAGCGGGACCGGGATCTGGGGCCCCGGCTGGACGTGACCAGCTTCGTGACCGAGGTTGCACGACACGAGAAGACCGCCGCCATCGCGTTGCTGGACGTCGAACGAAACCGAGAACTTATGCTGACCGAGAATTGGCTGGATCGCTTTCGCGATGTCCTCGTAGCGTGCGAATTTGGCGACGACGTATTTGGTCGCCGGGTTTCCCTTCACCTTCTCGTATTCCAGGGAGCCATCGCGGTGGACCACCGGTAGGTCAGCCTGAAGCCGAACGAATGCTTCCTGGAAGAGCCTCTTGGATTGCCGATCTTCAACCGAGTTTTGGAGGTCATTCAGCGCGCGTAATTTTTCCACGTCGAAATTCGGATCTCGGGCGAACTCGATGATCGCGCTCCGGATGGTCTGGCCCTCACCCGTCGTGGCCACCTGGGTCTCGGGCCGCGTGGCGACCGTCTGGGCCGCGCCGCCCACCACCTCACCTTGGATCTCCAGGTGTTCGGCGGGCTTCTTGCGAGCGGTCATGCGGGCACCTTTGTCATGTGAAAGTAGATCCGACCGGAACACCGCGCGTCGACCAGCGCGTCATGCGCTCCCTTGATTTCCTCATCGAAGAAATGGCGCATCGTCTCCGCGAGGTTCGGACTTTTGAACCCCCCGAACCCAGCCGCGATTTGCTTTTGCGTCAGCGGCGCTTTGACGATGGGCTTGGCCGTTTCGCATGTGCAAAATTGCGGCCTCGCCTCCAGCTTCTCGATCAGTCCCCGCGCGTAGCCAGACCTGAGCAAGGCGATCCGCGCGATACGGACGTCGAAGGCGACGTTGTGCGCCACCCGGAGAACCGCATCCGTCATCGTATCGAGATACATCTCCGCCGCCGCCTTTTCCGGGATGCCCTCGTCCATCGCCCGCTGGTAGCTGATGCCGTGGATCGCGGTCAGTTCCGGTGTGATGGTCCAGCCGTCCGGTCTGACGATCACGCAATCATGGGTCATCTCAAGACCCGTATCCGTATAGGCCACCAAGGCCATCTGGACGATGTGCGGTTGCCGTGGGTCGTCGCTCGCGACGTTCCACAACGGGAGCCCATTTGTCTCGAAGTCGAATGCGATGATGGTCATGCGTCCTCCACGGCAACTTCCAGAACCTGAAGAAAGGCGGTCAGGTGGATGCGTTGTTGCTCCATCCACTTTTTGTGGTCCTCGGAGAAGTCATCCCGCTCCATGCTATCCATGATCCGCATCAGTGCTTCGGTCCCGAGCAAGAGGCATATCCCCTGGCACGCGGTCAGTCGGCGCTTCTCCTCGTCGGTCATTGCTGACCTTCCAGGTGCCGCTTGACCCCTCGCCATCGGTTGACCCACTGGCGCAACGCCAACCATATTTCTGGGTCAATCACGACGAAATGATCGCCCCCCTCCCTGGGTGCCCGCAATCTGACCCCCCAGCCATCGAAGCTCACGTAGAGCCCGTCGCCGAGATATTCCTCGCGGTTTTGCTCGGGTGTATCTGGCTTCTCGCTCATGGTTCGTTCCAATTCGTCATCGCCGCCTCGATAGCGTCCGCGATCAGCTTCCGCGATCTCGGGAATGGCTCACGCGGATCGTGCGGCTTACACCACCGCAACGCGGGATCCTCCGGCGACACCCCGTTGGCGACCGCCATCTCATAATAATTGTCGAACAACGGAACGCTTGAACTGACCTTGGCCGGATCGAACTTGCCCGTCGACGCACCGATCCGCCAGCCGATGGCGTCCTGGCTCCGCAAGATATACCCAGCGCAGATCGCCGGTTTCCTGGCCCCGCTATCGTGGCACCCGAACGTGTGCATCGCCGCGTCTATATCGCCCAGTGCGCGTGCGCCGTCGGTCGCCGTGTTCGCCGAGTATCGGAAGGCATCAGCCGGAAACTCGCCGACCGTGTCCTTGCGCCATGGACATTTCTCGCATGGTTCGCGGCGGTAGGTGCCCCCGCCGCCATGCACGGTGATCACCGCATGGTCTCGTCCCGCGAGGCGGCGCGCGACGATCCTGGCTGGCTTCTCGCTCAAGGCGGCGAAGCTGGCGGCACGCCAACTCCCATGGTCAGCCACATTACCCGCTCTCCTTCGTCCGCAACTCGGAAAAGTCGGTTAACATATCCAGCATAGCGCGTTTTGCCGCTTGGAAGCCGGACGAATAACCGACGACATGCTCATTTGATGTTGCTGAAGGATCGGCCTGCAAGCCTTTGACGCAGTTCTCCACACGCTTGAGAACCACGTTAGTCATCGCGTTCATCATGTCTGCATGAAGATCATATCGGCTCATCGTTCAATCCTCCGTAGAATGGTCTCGTCCCGCGAGGCGGCGCGCGACGATCCTGGCTGGCTTCTTTTTCACGGCTTTCCGTCCTCCAGGATGATCGTGACGTGGTCGTCAAAGTGATCGTTGAAGCACCGTTGGAACGACTCCCATTCCTCCACCCTGAAGCACAGATCGCCGTTCTTGCCGTGGCCCCAGTCCTCGCGCTTCCCCGAGAAGAACCGCACATGGACGTGATCGCCGAGCCGCACCCATCGGAGCCGGAAATGGGTCACGTCTCACTCCGCGTGAAGTCGACCATGCGCGCCCCGCAACGCTCCAGAAGGTCATAGTGCTCGGGGTAGAGATGCTTCTCGGGGAGACCCATGTCCCGCGCCCATTGGACCATCGAAGGCGCGGCGAACGCGACCACCGACATCTTCAGATCCCAGATCTCGGCGTCTCGTTCAGCGAACGCGGCCTTGATCATCGCTTCTCCGCCGACGATCTTAACGCGCGGCACATCGTCGTCACCAAGCCGCATATCGACTTCGATGGCGGTCGTGAGCCGATCCAAAAGCTCGCGCGGGGTCATGGTTTCGGCCTTATGATTTCCCAGATCTTCTCCGCCGTCTCGTCGTCGGCCCTCAGAAAGCCCTTCGCGGGATCGTCCTGAAACATCCGCCAGAAGGCTTCGCCCATCCACGGATGGCAATCCACGAACCGGAGCTTCGCGAGCGCCTCGCGGAACTCGTTCTGGGTCAACCGCCGCTCTCCTGGATCGCCTTTTTCAGGTTGCCGACGGCATCGTTCAACTGAAGGAGCGTCGCCGAGACGGTCGCTATCGACGGAAGGTCAGGCCCCTTAAACAGATCCGTCAGCACGCCCATCACCGCCACGGCCCCGGATTCGAAGGCCCCGATCGTGACGTCGTCAGCCGGGAATCCGATCTCACGCATCGCCCAATAAGCCTTCAGAATTTCCTCTTGCGTCGTCATTGTGTCTCCTTGGTTTCGATTTTCGCCCACAAAAGCCGCTCGCGGATGGCGATAAGACTATTCCGGATAATCTCGCGTTCCCCGATATGACCCCCGATGTGATCGACGTAGCGCAACGCCACCTGGATATCGTTGAGCGATAGTTTGATGTCGGTCGCGTTCACGAAGGCTCCGGTAAATCGAGCGGGTATTGCCGATACATGAAAAGATCCGGGGTGAGCGGCCTCGCCCATTGGTTCTCGGGGAGGAGGAAATACCGCGTCCGCACCCCCCTTTTCTCGATCATTAAGGTGAACCCCAGCTTGTCGATTTGCGATAGCCACGAACTCGTCGTCTCATAGACCGTGTCCGTCATGTCGGTCAGGTATTGCGCCGTCGTCCCTCGCGGCCCCGCCTCTTCGAGCGCCAACCACGCCTTCGGGTGGATCTTGTATTTCATCCTCCGTCTTATCAGCGGGTCTGGACCCCACTGGACCGGCGTGAGCGATACATCGCTCATAACGCGGTCACCAGCACCGCCAGATAATAGACCGCCGCCATGGAGCCGATGGCCAGGATAAGCTCCCCGATGGGCTCGAACCCTTCCCACAAACGCTTCCAAAGCGGCTGAACCGGCGGCGTCCGATAGCTCCATTCCAGATCTGGGCGCATGGGAGTTCCTTTCCCGATGGTTAATATCTGCCTCTGATAAATCTGTCAGTCAACCGGAGAAATTGAGATATTGTAAAAATATGTCGAGGGAGGTATCGCATATTTATGCCAGAACGAGACGAACCCCTGGAGAGACTCCTCGCCCCACGCGGGCGGCTTTCCCGGATCGCCGAGGCGCTGGGGCTCTCCTACGCCGCCGTCTGCAAATGGCGCAAAGTCCCCGCCGAGCGGGCACAAACCGTGTCGCGCCTGACCGGCGTGCCACTACACGAGATCCGGCCTGACCTTTGGCCGGACCCTAAATCCAGGAGTGAGAAGAATGGGTCGTCCACCAGGAAGCACGAACCGCAAGAAAGCCGCGAAAGCGACGGGCGAGGAGCAAACCAAGCCGCGCGCCGACAATCCAAAGATGTCGTCGGTTCAGGCTAACGGCCCGACGGCGGAGGAAAAACGCCAGTATCTGGAGGCGTTCCGTAAGAAAATGCGCGATCTCGCCGACCACAATAAGGTCGGTTCGGAGAAGCGGGGTAGCCTCCGGAGCCTTTTGAAGTCGTTCGCCAATAAGGGCGGTAGTCCCAAAATGCTCAAACGCATGTGGGAACTCACCGATATGTCGAAGGCCGAGGCCGAGGCGGAGGTTCAGGAGTTCATCGGTTACGCGACCGACATCGGCATCAGCGTGAGCTTCGATGAAGAGGGTCAGGCCACCCTCGACGACATGATGAAAGCCCCGCCACCGAAGCCGACCCCGGCGGCGGAGGCCAACCTGAAGAACGCCAGGGCCTACTCAGACGGCTGGAACTCAGCCATGAGCGACGGCACGATCACCGACAACCCGTTCCGCGCTGGCACTGAAGAGGGCCAGCAATGGGCCAAGGGCATGACCGATTACGTTTGGGAGCAAGAGCATGGCCGGAACCCAGGAACTCCCCCAGCGGGCGCTCCCCCTACGAATGGACCCGATCTCCCCGCCGACCCAGCCTGAACGCGAGGGCGACCGCTTCCACCTGACGATCACCGTCCCCGGCGCTCCGAGAGGTAAGGGCGCTGGGAAGGTCGGCATCGTCGCGGGGCACGGTTCGATCTTCACGGATCCGAAGACACGCTCGGAAATGGCTGTGATCCGGCACATGGCCCATGAGGCAATGGCCGGTCGGCCCCCGTATGATGGCGCGGTTATCCTCCGGATGTGCGCTTACCGACCGATCCCCACCTCCATGTCGAAGAAGAAGCGGGCGCTCGCGCTGGCCGGTCGGATGTTCCCGACCACGAAGCCGGATTATTCCAACTACGCGAAAATGGAAGACGCGCTGAACAAACTCGTCTGGGTGGACGATGCCCAGGTGGTCTCCGCCGTCATCCATAAGAGATATTCTGAGACGCCGCGCCTCGTGATCGAAATCAAATCATTCGTGGGGTAGCCATGGCTCGTGATCGCTCCCGGGGTGCCCAGCGCTCCCGCAAGCCGCTCAATCCCGCGATGCAAATGTGGTGCGCCCGAAAGCTCGCCGCGACCTTCAGGAGAGAGCACGCCATGGGCTATGGGCCGTTCATCATGGCCGACAAGACCGAGCTTGAGCGGGATGAGGCCGCGCGCCGAATGGAGGAGCAAGCCGACCGGTGGGCCCAAGAATTGCGAACCGGCGTCCGGAATGATCTTGACCGGCGGAGGATGGGCTTTTGACCGACGACACCGACGATGAGCGGATCGAGAGGATGGCCGTCCAGATCTCGATCATCCTTCGGGAGAACTGCGAAAAGGGTCCGATGAACCGAACCCGCATCTTCGAGTGTCTGAACGCGCTGGGTCTGGTCGGCGGAATGGTCATCGAGGCGTGTCCGAACGAACGCGAAAAGCGGCTCGCGGCAACCTTCCTTCTGGAGGCATTCAAAATGGCCCACACCGAAGTCGGCGACCCGCCATGATCGAGATCGACCGCGAGCGTGTCGAGGATCTGACGGCGATTTTCGGGCGCGCGATCAGAGACCACTACCGGAACAATCTAGCTGATCCAGCGCGTGTCCTGGAGGTGGTCAACGCCCTGGGAATGGCGGCGGCTTCGGTCCTCGGCGCACTGGAGGATCATGGCCTCAGAGATAAGTTGCTGGGCTTTTTGGTCGAGTGCGTCGAGATCAACATCGTCGAGGTCCAGAACATCCTGGAGAACAAGCACGATGGCTGACCTTCTCCCCGTCTCCCTGGAAGAGGAGATCGCCGCCGTCGAGCGCGAGATCGGCCTTCGTAAGAGGGTCTATCCTGGCCGTGTCCAGGGCAAGCGCATGAGCCAGGACCGCGCCGACCGCGAGATCCAAATCATGGAGGCGATCCTGGATCTCCTGGTGGGGCTCAAGGCATGACCCTCCTGGATCAGGCCCAGAAAGCCGCCGATCTCGCTCGGGAAGCGTTCGCCGCCGGGGACATGGTTACCGCCATCGCCGCGCTCACGCTCGCCGCGCAACTGGTCCAGTTGGCACGCATCCTCCAGGCCCGATGACCGACTGGCGGTGCTCGTGTGGAAGCGCCGACGTCATGGCCGTCAGACCCGGCGTGGAGCCGCTCAGACGCGGTGCGGTGGACCTGTTCACGAGGCTCGACAAGATGCTAGAAGTCGGGGAGCCGTCCGTGGCGTGGTGCCGGGAGTGCTGGCCATGGCGTTCGATAAGCTCACCCCCGAGGTCGAGGCGCGGATCTGGTCCTTCAAAGCGCGGGGCTACACCAACGTCGAGATCGCCATGATCGTTCAGATCCCGTTCACCGTGGTTCGGAACATCACCAACGGACCGCAATGGCCGAAGGTGTTTACAAGAGTCCAGGAGGACGGTTCCTGGGAAATTATCCGGAGGCCATAAAGTGACGTGCGGAGGGAAAATTTGATGGACGAGGACGGATACGCTCGCTGGAACCAGGAACGGCAACGGTTTCTGGCCTTCGCCAGATATTTTCTGGAAAATCCCAGAATACCGGGCGTCATAAAAGTTGCGGAAATAGAAACGACGGCGGCGGTGCTCCGTCAGTTGTTGGAACTGGTCGGTCCGGTCAAAGGCGTCGGGTGATGAAGTGATTCGGAGGCCCTAAAAAACAAAACCGCCCCCTTGCGGGAGCGGCTTCGCCGGGTTTAGAAACCCTCACTTCCCGAGGAGAGCGGCAAACTCTCTGATCGGAACGACGACTGATGTTGGCTCAGTCGGCGTGTTAATTCGACGGAATATATTTTGTTCCTTCGGTTAACAAGCCCCCGCCGCACAATCGTCACGAAAAAGTTGTGTGCGTGGGAGGAAAGTATGGACCAAGACGCGATTAGGCTCTTCGACGAGGACCGGATCCGGTTCCTCAACTGCTTTCGCGACTTCCTGGAAAACCCCGGGATACCCTACGAAGTCAAACGCGAGGCGGTCAGCACGACCGGCGTCGTGCTCGCCCAGTTGGCCCACCTCATCCAGAGCACGAACCGGAGTGCTGGGTGATGCCAGATGGCTCAGAGCCGCTATTCCCTGGCTTATCGCTCCGCGCTCCCCCGTATAATACCCAGGCCGAGCAAGCCTTGCTGGGAGCGTTGTTGCACCAGAATGCGTGTCGGGACCGTTGCGAGGATCTCAAACCGGAACAATTCTATGATAGCGAGTATGGGCGGCTCTTCGCCCGCATCACCGAACGGATAGACGCGGGACGAAACGTCTCCGCCGTTTCCCTGAAGCATGAATTTGATAACGAACTCCTCTCGAATGTGCTGGCTTCGATGGTCGGCCTGATCCAGGTGCCGGAACTGGCGGGCGTGATCGCGGAGTGCGCGGCGCGTCGCGAACTGATCGACATTTGCCAAGGGCTGGTGACCCAGATGTTCGCGGGTGATCCCGTGCCTACCGCCTTATCCAGCGCTTTGGCGAGGATCGACGTCATCACGGGCGCTAAATCGGACGGGCGTTCCGTCAAATTGAGCGCGGCCCTGGATGACGCGATAGCCGCCATCGATATCGCCCGAGGCCAGAACGGCCCGACCGGGCTCTCCACCGGCTTCCGCGACATCGACTACCGGATCGGTGGGCTGGAGCCAGGAACGCTGACCGTGATCGCCGGGCGGCCCGCCATGGGCAAGTCCGCGCTCGCGCTCCAGTGGGGCATCAACGCGGCGCGCAATGGCGCGGGTGTGCTGATGATCTCGCTGGAGATGTCCGCGCGTGAACTCGGGCGACGGGTGCTTTCGACGGCGGCGGGCGTGCCGATCAAGGCGATGAAGTATGGCACCGTCGATCTCGACCAGGCCGCGCGAATTGTCACGGCGCGGAGGGAGCTTGGCGATCTTCCGCTCACCATAGACGACGGCGCGGGTCTCACCGTCCGCCAGATAGCCGCACGAGCACGCGCGGCGCGGCGCAACGGTCTGGGTCTGGTCGTGGTCGATCACCTCCATATCGTGCGGCCCGAGGAGAGCGACGCGAAGCAAGGGCCGACCTGGGCCATGGGCCGGATCAGCGGTGCGATGAAGCGTCTCGCCAAGGATTGCGAGGTGCCGGTCCTGGTCGCCGCGCAACTCAACCGGGGCGTGGAAGGGCGCGAGGACAAGCGACCTGGGCTCGGGGATCTCCGTCAGGCCGGGGATATCGAGCAAGACGCCGACGCCGTCGGCTTCGTCTACCGACCAGAATACTATCTGAGTAATGAGCCTGAGCGGCAATCCAAAGAAACCAACGAAATCTACGCCAACCGTTGCACCGTTTGGGCCACTGAAAAGAAACGACTCGCGGGTGTCGCCGAGGTCATCTGGGGCAAGGTCCGAGATGGGGAGTCGGGCACTGACCGGCTCCGCTTCGATGGTGCGACAACCACCTTCTCCGGGAGCGACGCGCAATGACCGCGAACCGATCCTGGATAAAATTCTGGCCACAGGACTGGCAACGAGATCCGGGACTGAGGTCGTGCGGCCTCGCCGCTCGGGGTTTGTGGATGGAGCTTCTTTGCCTCGCCCACGAAGGAACGCCTTACGGGCACGTCACCATTAACGGACGAGCGGCGACGGTAACTCAGATCAGCAAAATGACCGGCATTGGAGAGAAGGAAGCTACCCGTCTTCTGACTGAACTGGGAGACGCCGGGGTGTTTAGCAAAAACGATGATGGGATAATATTTTCGAGGCGAATGGTTCGCGATGACCTGGCTTCCGGCGACGGCGCGGTGGCGATCAAAAAGAGGTGGGGTTCCGGAAAATCCGAAGGAATCAGCCGCTCTTCTCGACTTAGCGAAGCGCGCCGCAAGGGGACACACACAGATCTTGAGTGGGTCGCCTTACTCAATTTGGCCAATGGAATGTGCATGAGATGCCAAAAACCGTTCCAGGGAAACGGCGGTCCCGTGAAAGATCACATCACTCCAATCTACCAGGGCGGGAGCGATGCGATCGAAAACATCCAGCCTTTTTGTCAGAGGTGTAACGCATCAAAGGGTCCGGACCGGACGGATTATAGACCGGATACATGGCGTCAAATGCTTAATACCCTAGGCGTCGAACGCCTACCATCTGATGGCGTCGAACGCCCAAAAACGCCTACTCCAGAAGAAAGAAGCAAGAAGAAAGACTCCTCCCTTCGGGAGGGCGTCGAGCCGACGCCGCCGGACGCGAAGACCGCCCTCTGGCGAGAGGGTCTGGCGATCCTCGTCCGGCTCACCGGGAAACCGGAGGGACCAACCCGCAAGCTCCTGGGCAAGCTGATCGACGCGGCGCACGCCGACCACGAGCGGCTTCTCGGGCTCCTTCGACGAGCGGAAAGCGAGCAACCGAGCGACCCCATGGCGTGGCTCACCGCTGGGGCCAAGGGCGGCAACGGGCGGGAACCGGATCTTCTGGACCCCTGGGGCATCAACGCCTGGGTCGCGACGGAACCAACCGAGGTGGGAACGGTCGGCGATGGGGTGAAAGTGGCGAGCATCGCCGGGTTCGATGCGGTGGGTCTGGCAACCACGATCGCGGAGATCGCTGGTTTGCCTCCGACCTGGAGGGGATCGTGGACTCCGTTGGGTTCCTGGCTCCGAGACGGCATCGACTCGGAGATGATCCTGGCCGGGATCAAACGGCGTGCCGAATGGAGCGAATACGCACCCCCGAGCAGCTTGGCTTACTTCGAGAAACCGGTCCGTGAAGCGGCCATGAGAACCAACGGGAGATCGCGATGACTGACCGCGAGATCATCCACGACGTCGTGTTCTGGGTGCTTTGCGATATCCAGACGCGGATAATCGCCACCAGAAGATGCCGATTGCGCCGATTCCGTCATCTGTGGCACCAGACTCCCATGGTCGAATCCTATATCACGCTGCGAGAGGCATTGGAATCCACCAAGCTACCGGACCACGCCGTGCGGGGAGAAGCCCGAGGCGTCCCACTTCCGACGGATCAGGCGAAGATCGCCTGCCGGGCCTCCCAGTCCTCGACCACCGTCACGATATCCGCCACATCCCAAAGTGTCTTGGACACGCCTGCGGCCATGGCCGGTGAGCATTTCAGCGTCGAATGAATGCGGGTGAAGTTGTACGCCATGAAGTGCAGCGCCACCATGTGAGTGTGGTTCACCACCTTCTTGCTGAACGCGGTCAAGCATAATCGTTCGATTTGCAGCCTGCAGACGCTACCGCCCTGGTGGGTCCAGATAGAGGGTCATCTGAACCGGCACTTTCCCAAAGCGGTGGGCCATCTTCTCCCGCAGTTCGTTCTCTCGGAGCCATTTCGCAACGTCGGGGTCCAGACTATCGGAGTATCTTAAAGTCCGGTCGCTCCGCGACTTTCTTCCGGATGATTTGAAGCCTGCAGAAGATAATAGGGTGCTCGTGATCTTGTTCGGGTTCGGCGCGATCTGGCTCTGGTTCAGGTGATGCGATGACATTGAATTTGCACTCGTGCGAGCGTGCCGATCCCGAGATGACCGCCGACAAGGTCATGGCGCTGGGGATCGCCCTCACGCTCGAAAGGGGCCGTCCTTACCCGGATCACGTCATGCCGCTCGCCATCTTCTCCGGGAGCCCCGATGCCCGTCTAATCGCCGGACTTCTAAGGAGATTGGCGGGTGACGACGGAAGTTTTCCAGATCGCGCCGGGAACGGTGCTGGTCCAAGGCTACGAGATCACGGGGGATAACGCGGGATGGCAAGGTCTCAGATGGACCCACAAGCGAACCCGCGTCGTGGATGACCCGGTGAGAGGTCTGCACCTGAAGGTGCCCTTCAAATACCTTGGCCAGGCGCGCAATCCCGTGCGGTTTTGGCGCGTCTATCCACGCGCGAAGGTGGGGGCTGAGTGGCTCGGAAAGCGCGTTCAAAGCGTTTCCATAACGCGGGCGTCGGATCGGTCGCCCCCGTGGGAGATCCGCGTGACATTCGACACGCCAAGCGAGGAGATCGCGTCGTGCTGACCGAGCAAGCGCGTGCCCGGTATCCCGACATCGGCACGCGGGCGGGGACCGTCGTGGCGGTCGACGGCTGGCTGATTGTCAAGTTTCACAGGCATGATTGGCAAGTTCGTTTGCCAGCAACCGATTTGGAAAGGATTTTACCGTGACCGAGGATCTAAGCCACCGCCTCCGGGACATGACCCGGGCGGTCGAGAACGTGCTGGTCGCGGCGCACGCCGTCACCCACGACCTGGCGCACCACCACGCCCAGAAGGGCGAGCCCATGCCGCCGTTTGAGTTCAATTCCGGCGAACTGAGCCAGGACGAGAAGCGCGAGACCGCGTTGATGGCGGCGATGAAGTATTACGGGCCGACGTCGCCTCTCGCGCATTTGTGGATCATGGTCCGGGCGCTGGAGCAATTACGCACCGTCTGGACCGGCAAGGAAACGAAGGAATGGACCGCATCCCCCCCGGTGCCCGATGCACCTATTGCCACTCCTACCAGCCCCTGATCCGGCTTGAGATGCAACAAGACGACGACTACACGCAACAATTCCGATTTTTCTGCAACGCGGCGTGTCATGCAAATTGGGGAACGAACCAGCCGAAACCACCCATCGAGAAAGCCAAGGGAAAGCGCCAATGCAAGACTACCTACTGGACCAACTGAGACGCCGCGTTGACGACCTGGAGCGGGAGGTCGCTGACTTGCGACGGCACAACGATGAACTCCGGGAAACCGTGAAAGCGCTCCTGGCACCGATCACGGGACCGGCCCAATCCCAGTTCTATCAGACATCGAACGGGTTCTGGTGAGTGTCGGCGGAATTTACAGTCCCGGCCCAGATCCCGACTTTCGACCGATAAACCACTGAGTTTATTGCCGCGTCCCAAGAATATGTCCGCGACGATTGGCCAGGACAGATCCTGAAGGTTTGGTTAACTTTCTCGGACCGACAACCGAACCCAACAAAGGGAAACTCATGCGAAACCTTCTCCTCGCGGCAACGGCCCTGGTAGCCATCGCTACCTCCGCTGACGCCGCCCTCGTCGCCTCGTTCTCGCAAAACCAGAGCGACACGCCGACTATCATCGCGACCGATGACGGCACCACGACCAACATCACCGCCACCAACATCTCGACTCAGATCACCGCCGGTAACGGCGCTATCCTGGGAACCAGCTTGTTCTCGCTGAACGCCACCAATGCCTCGCCCGCCACCCAGATCGGGACGCAGATCATCCAGCTTTATAGCGGGTCGTTTTGCTTCACGAGCCTGAACGGTTGCACCGGCACCAACTACCTCTCGGGGACGTTCACGGACGCCACGTTTGGCGCGGCGGGCGGACCGGGTCTGACGCTGAACGTGAACTCGCCGCCCGACACGCTGGTTCTGACTTCCTCCGTGATCGACGCCGCCGATCTCGTGTCCCCGTCGACGTTCGGTCTGACGTTCGCGAACCTGACGCCGGGTCTCCACATCAACGGGACCACGCTCGGGGCCTTCACGGCTGACTTCTCGGGCACCGTGTCGGCGTCCACGGCGGCTCCGGAACCGGCCTCCCTCGCCCTCCTGGGTGCCGGTCTGATCGGTCTTGGCGTTGCCCGCCGTCGGCGTGGTAGCGTCGCGGGGTGCGCCGCGTGAAGGCCCAACTTATCGCGGCCACGGTCGGAGTTCTGGGTGTCATCGCCGTCGCCCAGGCTCCGACTCCGGCCCGCGCCGCCCTGGTGACGTGTCCCGAACCGGGCTTCACCACCGAGCCCAACGCGAAGGTCGAGAACGCGGCGGGGACGCTTTCCGCGACGATCAAGTGTCAATACATCGACCCGCCGAACAATAGCTTCGTTGCGTCCATTTCGAACCTGAACACGACGGGGTTCTTCGGAGATACCCACTGGGTTGATAACGGTCAGACACAGATCAACGGAGGGAGCGCGCTGACCGGAACGTGGTCGATCCTGAACGCGGATTTCGTCCACTACGCTTACGGGATCTTCTTCAAAGACGGCGACGGCACCAACCTCGTTGGGTTCGTTTTCAACGAGTTGTTCACGAATGGCGTGTGGTCATCGCCGTTCACCGATCCGCCGTTTGATCTGCCGGGCGGCTCCACGACGCACGGGGTATCGCACTACACCATCGCGCGCACGTTGTTCAGTGATTGCCCTGGATGCGGGGTAAACCCGGTCGACGTGGACGTGCCGGAACCGGCGTCCATGGCGCTCCTGGGTATGGGATTGCTGGGCCTGGGGGCCGCGAAGCGCCGCCGTGCCTGAAGGTTTCGCCCGGTTGGCGGCACTCGTGCTGGTCTTCTGGGCGGTGGTCGGCTTCACGCTTTGGATGGCGTGGGGCTGACCAGTTCATCGGTCCCTTTCCCTCGTTCGGGGCCGGTCGTGGCGGGCGTATCCCGTGACTACCCCCACACACAAACTTCCCCCGGTCCTCGTGGCCGGGGGTTTCTTTCGTTAAGGTGTGGGACATGGAGGACAAGCCATGATCGATCTTCTCGTCACTTTGCTGGTCGTTCTGATTATTTGCGCGCTTATCTGGTGGGTGATCACGCTGATCCCGTTCCCCCCAGGCTTCCCCGTCTGGGTGATCCAGGTTCTTCTCGCGCTGGTCGTGGTGATCGTGCTGATCAGCTATTTGCTCCCGCTCACGGGGGTCAGGGTCCGATGAAAGGAAACCAAAATGTCTGATTGGCCGCGCTACGAGAGCCACAAGATCGTCCAGGCCGCGAAGATCGTCGGCTTCGATACCCGCGACACGGGCGGGCGCGTGTGCGCCATCGTGGAAGGCGGTGAGACGTTCGTTCCAAAGCAGGGCGTGATGCTGGCCGAGGCCACGGTGGGCGATTACGCCGTCATCTACGAGGACGGCTATAAGAGCATCAGCCCCGCGAAGGCTTTCGAGGCGGGATACACGAGGGTCGAGGGGAGCGATTTTCCCGGATGACCGAATACAAAAAGCTCTGGCTCTGGAAAAACGGCGACCACTTCCTCGCCTTCGATAGCCCGTGTCCGACGTTCGATGGAGGCGATCCGATGACCCTGGGGGAGCCAGTGGGGATCGCGGTCTATCAGCCCTCGACGCCGGGTTGGGACCGGTGGGACGACGACGGCAAACGGCTTCCGGAGGACTGACCATTATGCCAGACGATGTAGAGCCCATCTTGCAGTTCTTTGCCTACGACCATCTGCCACCGCACCTCGTGGAAGTCAGTGGCCAGTTCAGCGCACTGGCGACCTGGATCGTGGAAATCCTCCCGCGCAACCCCGAGCGGACCGTCGCGCTCCGCAAATTGCTGGAAGCGAAGGACGCCGCCGTTCGCGCGAGGCTCTACCAAAGATAGGACCGACCATGCCGCGCCGCTCCGACGTCGTGTTTCTACCCGATGGCACACGCGCGATCGTGTGTCGGACCAGGCCAATAACGATGCCATGCCGGGTTTGCCGAGGGCGCTCGACCTTGCTTTGCGATTGGTCGGAACTGGGCCGGTCGTGCGACGCGCCGCTTTGCCGGGGATGCGCGATCTCGCCGCGACCGGGGGTGGATTATTGCCCCGAACACATGTCTCCCGAGCACATCGCATGAGGGCGATCAGGGACCGGCTCAACGACGCGATCACCAACGAACTATTCCGCCAGTTGCCCCAGGCCCATCCCATGGACACGGGCTATGCGATCCAACTGGAGGGCGATGTCGTGAGGGGGGATGTCGTGATCGACGTGGATTTGATTGTCGATAAGGTGCTGGATGCGCTTGCCCACGACTGAGGTGGAGCCTCGTTTTAAGTCTTCCCGGGAAAGATCAGCCTCGCATCTCGCGTGGCTCAGGACGTTGCCGTGTTGCGTGCCGGGGTGTCGCAAGCCCGGGTCGGAGGCTCATCACGTCCGCAAAGGGGCCGGTGTGGCTCTGAAGCCCGACGATAGCGCGTGCGTGCCGCTTTGTTGGTCGCATCACTCAGAAGGTCATTGGGGGGGGTGGCGAACCTGGGAGGCAAAGCACGGCCTCGATCTGGGGGCGCTCGCTGGACGCTACGCCGAGGCGTCCAGGGCACTGGGGATTTTGCGATGACTCGCGACGAGAGGGTGCCGTCAGGTTTTCCCACAATTCCCCGACGGCCTTTCGCCCTCTTAGGGCCGGAACCCGAGTGGCTGGCGAGCCGATAAACTAACCGACAAATTCCCCGATAAACGATAAATGATTTATCGGTCGGTCGATTTCCAAAGTTCATTGAACACGATTGACTTCTCGCATCGCTTCCCATCGGGGCGGTCGTGATCGCGTTGCATCTGGCCGTCCGCCGTCCACTGGGAAGAATGGCAATGCGGGCAATAAGCCCTCAGTGACCGCCGTTTCCATTCGGCGGGGGCTCCAGTCATCGTGATGCTCATTGTGTTGTCCTTTCAGTCGATCTTCGCGACCTCGTAGCTCCCGTCGGGCTGGATGATCGCCAGCCAGCTTCCGAGATAGAGCCGGATCGTCTCGTCGCGGAATTTAGCCTCCGCGAGCAACGGGAACGGGGGGTCGCCAGGGTAACGCAAGCAACCCTCGTCCATCGTGACCCCCGGGAACGGTCGCCAGCCGCCCCCGTGCGCGTAGTTCAGGTCGATTTGTTCCCTCGCCGTGAGGAACTCGTCCTCATCGAAGAATGAGGGGATGAACCCCAGCGAGTCCGGGGTCGCGGCGGGGTGGAAAAGCTTCCAAATCATGGTTTGTCCCATCCGATGTCTTTGCTGATGGCGGGCGAAAAGCCGCCGAGTTCGCGGAACCGTTGGCCGAAATAGTCGCCGGTTTCACCTTGGAACATCGGATCGCCCATGGGGGCGAACCGCCATTGGCGAGCCATCTCTTCGCGGGTCATGGCGTCGATGCGTTGTTTCATTTCATCAGTCATGGTTCGGCTCCTTCGGGGGGACGCGAAAGCCCGCGCGAAACGCGGCACGGGCATACTTCAGCGCGCACCGCATGGAGCACCACGGGGGAAACTCCCACCGCGTGACCTCCAGGTTGCACCACGCGCAATGCCGCACGACGGTCCGGGATCTGTTCGGGTGGTTTCCCGTGAAACTCATGTCAGCCCTCCTCGCCGCCAGTGTCCGTCCTGGCCGGATGCTTCTGGCCCTCGAAATCGACGTGAAGAATGTTCGCGTCGCACCGCTTGCATCGGATCTGAAGGCCGATCTCGGTCCATCCAGCCTCCAGCCGCGACCATTGGCTCGGCGACATCCCTTTCGGGATATCGTCAAAACACTTGCGGCAATGGAAATACAACGCGATGGCGTTACTCGTGGGGATCGGTCGCGTGTTCGATTTTGACATGACTCATACTCAGCCCCGCTCCCCGGGGGCATGGGGGATGCCGTCTGGCTATCCTGTTCCCGGCTCCCCCGTGGAGCCGGTTACAGCATGGTCAGCCGAAACGCTTGGGGGAGGCGAGCACCTGAACCTTGACCCCGTTCAGCGTCGCCGTCCGCTCCAGCTTCCGAAGCGCGGCCTTGTGCGCCGCCGTCCGCTCTTTCGGGTCGTCCGGTAGCGCATATTCCATCCACCGTTCCGGCGTTCGGTAAGTCTTGGGAAGGTCCACCCGATAGATGGACCACCCGTGCCGGTGTGAGATGTATTCGATCATTTTTACTCCTTCCAGGGGGCCATGGCCTTGATGGCCTGGTCCAGTTCAGCGATTATCGTGTGCATATGGACCACCGGAAACGGGTTTTCCCCGCTCTCCATGATCGCGCGTTTCAGATCGACCGCGCGAAAGTTCAGCTTGCGGAGCTTCTTCCAGATCGCTTTTTTCGTGAGGGGCTTTTTCGACACGCTCAGTCCTCCTTCTGGCAACTGGCGACCAAAACGCGAGCGATGCGGAGGACGTGATGCCGCCGCAGATCGTCTTTCGCGGTCTCGGGGGCGTCGTTCTCAAACGCATGTTCCGCGTCGGCCTCGGCCCACTCTATCAGCGTTTCCAGCACTTCCAGACAATGCGCGAGGGCCTTGTTGGTCGTGGCGATGGTTCGCGTGCCCATGGTTCAGCCCTCCCCGAGATACGCGGCGGTCATGTCCGCCAGCGCCGCCTCTTCCGGCGTGGGGGGGATCGGCACGGCCCTATAGGTCGCCGGGTCACAATCCAGCGTCCCACCCTCGCAGAAGTCGATTTCCCCGGCCTCGTCATCCCGCTGGACCTGGGCCAGCGCCTCCTCCACGGTAGAGGCTTCGATCAATACTTCGGCGTAGTGGGCGATGTGGTCCACATATTCCACCCGAACCTTGAATGTCGGCATTTGCTTTGACTCCAGCCCCTCGCGGGGGCGCGCTGATAACCGAACTGGCTACCACTTGGACGCCCCGCCTGGGGGCGTCCCGTGTGGTGGTCAGACTTCAACCGGGGTGGGGGCCACGTAGCGTAGCGTCGCCACCTGATCCATGGCCCTATCGAAGCCGGGGGGCTTCTTCGCTCCCGGCATCGGTCGCACCCAACAAACCGCCGTTTGCCGGAAAACGTCCGCCACCAGCGCGCGGATTTCACCCTGGAGCTTCGCCAGATTGTCCGTCTCGTAGAGATATTCCCGTGTCCCCGGGTCCATGATGACGAACGAAACAACGCCGTCAGCGTCGATTTCAGCGGGGGTCAACTGGACTCGGTAGGTAATCATCTTCGGCATGTTCTTGTCCTCGGCCCCACATCCGGGGGGCGGCGGGATCGTCCGGTCGGACCATCGCGAAGGGCCAAACCTAGGGGGTAGGTTTGGCCTATCGGCATGGTCAGAAGGGGCCGCGATCTACGACCCTGATGTCTTTGTAGGGGCCGGTCGCCACGTCGCCGCCCCAGTTGCCGCGCCGCCTGATCTCAAGGTGGCATGGTCGCCAACCGGTAGAACGCGACACCCAGAAGCGCCGTCTCTCCCCGTAAGCGTCCGTCACTTCGATCCGGCTACCCTCCAGCCCGATTAGCTGGGGGTTCAGGCCGGACAAGTCGCGCGCCGCATCTTTCTCGGCCCGCGTGTATTGGTCCCAGATCGCTTGAGTCATGGCCACCGGCCCGTAAGTGGTCCGCATGGTCAGCGCCCCCCCATCGCGTCCAGCCTGGCCGCGTCAACGGCCTCGCGAGCCGCCACCAGGAGGGGGAACGGGTCGTGCGGCCCGCTCATGGGGGCGTGGGCTCTCATCCACTCCGCCAGGGCCTCCAGGGCCACCAGCACCGGCCCTGGTCGCCGCCATGAGTTGTGCGTGTTGTTGCCGGAATAGAGGGTCCAGTCCCCCTCCGGGGGTAGCTGGTCAACCGGCAAATATAGTTCCTCGTAAACTTGCATTGTCTCAACTCCGCCCCTGATCCCCGGGACTCGGGTTCAGCGCTGACCGCTGCGGATGACACCCAGGACGGCCCTGGCATGTCATCCGGCGTGGTCAGACCGTGTGCGGAAAACACAAATGCCGCACCACCGACGCAAGCATTGCGTCCATCGTTTCCCGTGCGTCCTCTATCGCTCGCAACCGCGCGATTTCAGCCGCCCGCGCCGCCGCTTTCCTGGCCTTCTTCTCGTGCCAGGCGCGCGACCGCCATATGACCATGGTCAGCCTCCGTCGTTTTGTTCCATTAACTTCACGGCGGTCCAGACGTGTGTCAGGGCATGGACAACCTCACGATTGACGCCCCCCGATACCGCGCCGTGACCTTGGCCGATCTCAAACATCTGGAACGCACGCAATCGGTTGCTCGCCTCCATCAGGAAATTGAAAAGGTGTTGCTGGTCCTTGCTCATGCTCATGTCACCGCCTCCGCCATGGTTGCGAGCCAGTGCGCGCGGCACTCCTCATTGCTCCTCGGCTCTATCGTGCCGTCATCCAGCACAACGCCCCAGTGGCGTTCCGTGCCGTTGCCCCGGTAGTCACGCTGGCCCCACCGGACCACCGTCCCAGGCTCGGCGGCAATCTCTGGCGTCGTCCCCACCAGTGCGCCGAACTCCAGAGTCGGAGCCTTGCCCACCGGCCAGGCCGTCACTTTGGCAATCCATGGCTTCCCGTATCTCTTGGGATTCCATGGTCCGAATTGCACCGTGATTCGCATGTCATCACTCCGCCCCTGAGTCCGCGCGAGGCACCGCGCCAATGATCCGAAACACGCTGGCCATTGTGGAAGGCGTAGCCGGGAACGATCCCGGCCCGCCTTCCAGCATGGTCAATGTCCTTTATGAAACGTCCGGCCCCCGTCGTGGCTATGGATGCCCGCCGTCAGCGCCGCTCGATCAACCGTGCGCCCCGCCAGTGCCTCCGCCCGCGCTATGGCTTGCCTCGCCATGGCGGAGCCGGTCGCCATAACGAGCCGGTATGCACAAGCGTCCGTGATCCGGGCGTATTCGCCCCCAGCCCAGCCGCGAAACGCGATGCTTCCCGTTGCCCGGGAAACAATCGCCTTAGCTGAGCCGCTCGCCAAGAGCCGCGCAAGGCTCGCGACGGCGTCGCGAACCTCTTGCTTGCGCTCGGTGAAAGTCTGCCCGGGCAGCGTTTGCGTGTCGCAGGTCACAGTTCGAACCCGAACTGAGCAACCGGTCCCGCCTCCCTCAGCACAAGCGGCGCGTCGTCAAGGTCAATGGTCGCCGCCACCGTGCCGCCCGCCTCAACCTGCACCCCAGGGTCCAGGTCCAGCGCCCGCCCAGTGACCACCGAGTCCGCAATCGGCGCGGCCTCTTCAAGGTCAAGGAACGCCGCCCGCCCTTCCCGGATAACCCGGAGCGTCGCCGCGTCGATTTCGATGGCCGCTTCTTCCCCGGCCTTCACGATCCGGCGTGCGGCGCTCCTCGCGGCGTCAATCGCCGCCTGAGCCCGTCCAGCCGCTTCCGGCGTGAGCATCGCGCTAAGCTCGCGAGCCCGGTTGGCGGCATCGCGCACCGCCGCCACGTCCAGCTTCCGCAAGCCCTGGTCCATCGCCTCCATGAGCCCGCGCACCTCGGCATTGATCGCGCGAACCGCTTGCGCGTCGTCGTCGCCAATCTTGCCGACGATGACATGCACCGCCATCCGGGTAACGCTCGCCCGCGAATTGAAAGCGTCGGCAATCGCCTGAGCTTCCATCACCGCCGCGTTGAGCGCTTCCCGTGAGCTTTCCGGGCAAAGCAACCCGAACGATGACGCGGAACAAACCGCCGTCACCAAGGACCGCGCCTTGCCGCGAAGCTTCACGGCTTCCTCGTGCTCGGCTGGCTCAAGTATGAGCTTGTCCGTCTCCCAGCGCGCCCGCTTCGTTCCGTCGCCGGTAAAGTGCTCGGCTTCGATTTCGGTTACGCGATAGCTCACGTTGCCTTTGATGGTGGTCGAAAGCGACACGAGCAAGCCCGGTCGCAACGTCGAAACTCTCATGCTCTTAACTCCCCGCCCGGTTAGCGCCAGGCGTCGCCAATGTCCCATGATCGGGTCATCATGGAAGCGGCACCCCGAAGGATGCCGCAACCATCATGATCAGATATCTAAAGCCCGAACGCTCGCGCGCTCGCCGTCACGTTCCGGAGTCGTCGCCGGTCGCGCCCGCCCGTCAGCCCAGGCCCGCAAGGCGGCAATCTTCTCGCTCGCCGTCTTGGCCAACGGCACCACCGATGCCGCCGCCGTCAGAAGGTCACGCTCCACGATCTCTCGCCCGCCGTCAGCAAAGGCCGCATAGAGTGCATCGGGTATCAATGCCGCGATCTCGCTCCCGGTGAACCCCTGAGTCGCCGCCACAACCGGCCCCCAGTCACCTTCCGGCGATGCCAGACGTTCCCGGCCATGCGAGCGCAACGCCGCTCGCACGATCTCCCCACGCTCAACGCCCGTGGGCAAATCGACAAACCAGACCTCATCGAAACGACCTTTCCGCATCAACTCAGGAGGCAACGCGGACACGTCATTAGCGGTCGCAATCACAAAGCTTTCGCCGGTTCTATCCTGCATCCAGCTTAGGATTGTTCCCAGTGCATCGCTTGAAACGCCACCGTCAGCCGCGCCTTGCGTCGCGCCCGCCAGTGCTTTCTCCACTTCGTCGATCCAGACGACACACCGGCCCACGGCATCGATCACGCTCAACGCCCGCCGCAGGTTACCTTCCGATTCGCCGACGAACTTGCTCTTGAGCGAGCCCAGATCCAGCCGAAGCAAAGGCACGCCCCAGGCCGTCGCAATCGCCTTCGCCGTCAGCGATTTACCGCAACCAGGCACCCCGACAAGCAACGCGCCTTTCGGAGCCGGTAGCCCATAGTCGCGAGCCGCTTGCGAGTAGGCGTTTTTCCGCGTGCCCAGCCAACCTTTCAGAAGGTCCAGCCCGCCAACCGCATCCAGCCCGCCCGGTAAAGGATCGAACCACTCAAGCAGCTTTTCGCGTGAAATCACGCGCCGCTTCTCGGATGCCACGGTCGCCGGGTCGATCCGCCGAAGCCGAACCAATGACTTCGCGAAGCAACCCGCCGCTTCCTCTCCACTCAGGCCCACCGCCGCGTCAATCGCCGCGTCGCGCGTTCCATTCGCCGCCGCGCCGCTCTGAAGCTCTTCAGGCAACGCCGCTATGGCCGCGTCCAGTATGGCGGCAATTTCGCCACGCCCAGGCAACGGCCATTCCAGCACCGCGCAATGATTGGCTAACTCCGCCGGCACGTCAGCCGACGTCGAAAGCACGATGACCGCTTGCGCCGAGTCTCTCGGAACCGTCGGCAACGTACGCGCCAAATTGCGAAGCTGGCGCACCGTCGCCATACCGATAGGACCAGCAAGCCAAGGTGCCAAATCGCGAAGCACCCAGACATTCCGTTCCGCGCCACGGTCGCCACGCTCCGCGATCGTGCGGAGCATATCGGACGGGTCAGCCGACGCTATCGGCTGAACGCGACCGCTGGAGTCCGTCACGCCTTGCCCACAATCCCAGAAACGAGCGAGGTATCCAGCCGAAGCCGCCGCTTCAAAAACGCTGGCTTCAGCCCGCGCCTCTTCACGCGAAACGATCCAAATCAGCCCACAACGCGACCGCAACAACGCGGCAACTTCCGCGCTCTTCTCTTTACTCATGTTATAGCCTCCGCCCGGATAACCGTCCGGGCACCGTCAGACTCAATGTGAGCCCACCTCAGCGTCCGATGATCGGGCGCTCAGGAAGGCTCAAAAGTCAGTTGGGTTCTAGTGTCAACGCGGCGGAATGAACCGGCCCCACGTCATCGCCTGGATTGCCAGGGTAGCGATATTTTTGTTCCTCAACCCCGTGACCCCGGAGCGGGTTAGGCTAGTCAGATAAAAACACGTCAAGCCTAGATGGTGTCGAATAACCCCCAAACAACCCCAAATAATGTCACGATCCGTGCATGGCTGATATGCGTTGAACGCCGGACACTACCGGGCAATCCCAGTGTCTTGCATCCCAATGAACCGCGACCAATATCCAAGGATCGTCAACTATTGGAGCTTAACCAAATGGCTACGGAACAAATCACCATCCGACTCCCAGTGGAGCGAGTCGCCGCACTCCGCGAAATGGCGCGCGATGAGCACCGATCAATCGCCCAGCAAGTCGAGCACCTACTGGATCGCGCCGATGCACGCGAAACCCAGCAACACGCCGCGAAGCAACCTGGCCAGCAGGTCACGCCACACGCCGTCGTCAATCTCGGGCAACCGCCCGCGAAACCGCTCGCGACACCTGAACCGCAGGTCACACCCATACCCAAATCAGCGCCCAAAAAACGACGGGCTTGACGATACCGCACCAGATCGCACTACTCCGGGCCGCAAACCATCGCGCCCGGAGGCAAAACCATGACCGGCAAGCAAGCGGCATTCATCCGCTTCTATCTCGAAAGCGGCATGAACAATGCCGCCGATGCTTACCGCAAAGCCTATAACTGCAAGCCGACAACCAGTATTCAGGCGATTAGCAAGAATGCCGGTCGACTCCTCGAAAACGCCCAACTCGCACCCGTTCTCGCCGACGCACGTCGGAAACTCGAAGAGGCAACCGCTAAAGCCGCCGCCCAGTATGTCGTCACCAAGGATAGAATCTCGCACGCGCTCGCCTGCATGGCCTTCGCTGATCCGCGCACCTTCTACGATTGGGAGGCCGCTGGGATGACGCTCAAGCCGAGCGCTGACCTGACCGACAACCAGGCGGCGGCGGTCCAGAGCGTATCGTCATCGGTCACGAAGTATGGTCGCTCCCTCAAAGTCGAGTTGGCGGACCGGCGCGGTGCGCTGATGGACCTCGCGAAGCTTCACGGGCACATTGTCGAACGCAAGGACGTCCGAGTCATCCGCAACCTGGAAGACCTGAGCGAAGCCGAACTGATGGCACTGGCCGGTGAGACTGGCCCCGTGGTCGATCCTAACGCATTGACGACAAAGCATTAACCGGCGCTCTAACGTCTTTACAATGGCGTAGTGCATCCGCAAACGAACGATTGCACATGATCCCGCGATCATGGGGCGCGGTCCCGTGGGTATGTCACCCATCGGTTACGCACCCATGGCCCTATGGGCATGGGGGCGGGGATGCCCACTCGACCCCCCCCCCTCGCCCCTACGCGAGTGAATTAATCGCTTATCGGTAGAGCTTGCCACGGCCTCAAATTTCTGCGCGATATATTAACATTAGGGTAAAAAGGAGATTTGGGTGATGGCTGGGATATCGCGGATAATTTCCGGGGTTTGGTTTTTCGGAATTGCGTCGTTTCGGTTTGTATTGGGTGTGGCTGGGTTTGGGGCGGTTTGGCTTTTGCTGGTGATGGGTCCGATGCTTCTCTTCCGGTAAGGGGAGCGCGCGCGCGAACGATCCGGAATAATTTCCGGGTATGTCAATATGACCCAATAATTCGGTAGCCTGACATCCGCTAAATTATTCTCAGGAATGGGACGGTGTGTCATGGGCGACGAACTGGGCTGGGATGGTTCGGTGATCGGAACGGGTTTCGTGGTTCCGGAGCGGACCAGATTGTTACGGGATCTGGCTCGTCGGATGAGTGAGCGGGTGTGGTTCGCGCACGAGTCTGAGATGGCTGGAGCGCGGGCTCGTTGGTTAGCTTCTCTACCTAATGATGGAAATGATGGAGTTGATGGAAATGATGGAAGTCCATCCCCCTTTGTGGCGTGACGTGTCAGCTTTCTTTCAGCCTTCGAGGTAGAAAGCTGGCAATGAAAGCTGGAAGGCTGGGCTGGAACGATGGACCCGACTGAAACGAGGGCCGAGCCGATCTGGGATTTCGAGCCGTGCCCGATATGTGGTGCGGCCCCGGCGTCCGATTGCGCGGGTGATGTCGGCTATGGGTGCCCTTCGTGGGAGCGGTTCAAGGAGGATCACCCGGAATTTCAGGAACCCAACGGGGGATCGATCTGATGTCGGCGAGCGAGGCGGTTCGGGAGGCGGCGAAGGCTGAACTGGTTCGTCGTCGGAAGATCCTGGCGATGGCGAAGGACGCGGAGGACGATTTGTTGTCGTTTGTCCGGATGTTTTGGCGGGTGCTGGAGCCGGAAAAAAAGCTAATTGAGGGCTGGGTTTTAGACTGCTTGTGCGATGTTTTGATGGCGGTGACGGACGGTCATTTGAACCGGGTGAACATTAATGTGGTGCCTGGGTCTATGAAGTCTTCGTTGCTGAATTGTTTGTGGCCCGCGTGGGAGTGGGGTCCTCAGAACATGCCTTGGCTCCGGTATTTGAGTGCGTCGTATTCGACGGGCATTCCGGAGCGGGACAACATCCGATTCGCCCGGATCGTGAATGATCCGGTTTATCGTTTGTGCTGGGGTGACCGGGTGAAGCTGACGCGGGAGGGGAGTGAGGTCGTTGAGAACGCTAAAACGGGCTGGAAGCGGGTTACTTCTACTGGTGGCGGCACTACTGGTTGGCGCGGTGATCGCATCCTTTGTGACGATCTTAATAATCCAAATAATGTTGAGTCGGACGATGTTCGCGGTTCGACGAACAAGTGGGTTCGGGAGATCATGCCGGATCGGCTGAACGATCTGGGGAAGAGCGTGGTCATCAATCTTCAGCAACGCACGCATGAAGATGACGCTACTGGCACGCTTATTAAGTATGGCCAGGGCTACGAGTTTATCTCGATACCAATGGAATTTGATCCGTTACGGATTTCTCGGGTGGTCATGCGGCGGAACGAGGATGGGGAGGCTGATCAGGTTTGGACGGACCCTCGTGCTCTGGGTCCGGATGGGACGTTGCTGGCGGGACTGACGACGAATGCGCGGGGCGAGCCGAGGGTTTTACCAGGGTCTTTGATGGCGAAGGCGGAGGGGACGTTGTGCTGGCCTGAGAGATTTCCGCCCGATCTGGTGCGGGCTCTTCAGGCTGAAAAGGGCCAGTATGCGTGGGATTCGCAATACAATCAGATCCCTGGGGTGAGGGGTGGTTCGATCATTCGGAAGGACTGGTGGCGGTTGTGGCAACGGGATGATTACCCGGAACTGGGGACCGTGCTCGTTATTCTGGACACGGCGGTCGAGGAGGGCACTCAGAACGATTACAATGCGTGCGTGGTCTTGGGCGCGTTCGCCGGGGAGGAAGGTGAGCCGCTGGTTTTGCTTTTGGAGGCGTGGCGGGCTCGGTTGCCGTTGGCGGAACTGGTCGAAAGGGTGGCGGTGACGTGCCGTCGGCGGAAGGCGGATTACCTTTTGATCGAGCACCGAACGCGGGGCCGGGACGTGCATGACGAGATCTGCCGGATCTATCAGGACGGAGCGTGGATCACGGTTTTGGTGAAGGTCGAGACGTCGAAGGTGGCTCGGTTGAAGGCGGTCGAGGGTTTGTTTTCAGGGGATTACCGGAAGGACGCGGCGACCGGGATCGAGACGTGGGATGGGGGTGTGGTCCATGCGCCGGACAAGGACTGGGCTCAGGATGTGATCGATGAGTGCGCGTCTTTTCCGTATGGGGCGCATGACGATTACGTGGATTGCATGTCGATGGGTTTGGGCTGGATCAGGAAGAACGGCGTGGTCTTGCGGAAGATAGAATTTGAGATGCAGGAGTTGGAGCGTAAACGGTATCGGAAGCCGATGGGCGTGCCTTACGCGATAGCCCGGACATAGGAGTTGCTGGATGGCCGTCATCCCACTGATGCGAGACCGCCGTCCTCCGGTCGAGATCGTGGAGGATCCGAAGCCCGACGGGGCGGTGTCGGTATCGATCGGGGATGACGGGCTGATTTCCATTGAGATCGGGACGGGCGATGAGGTCGAGGAAGAATTTAAGTTTGGGAGCGACGACTTCGACCGCAATCTGGCGGAAGACCTGGATGAAATGGACCTTGCGTCGCTGGCTTCGTATCTCCTGGAGGGGATCGAGAGCGATGAGGGTGGTCGCCAACAATGGGAGGAGACGGCTAACCAGGCGGCGAATTATCTCGGGATTAAGCTGAACGATCCGGTGTCGTCTCCGCAATCGGATGGGACGGTATCTCAGGGTGTGGTGACGGCGCTTTTAGAGACGGCGATGAAGTTGTGGGGCACGGCGCGGGCGGAGATGTTGCCGGTGGCCGGGCCGGTGAAAGTGGAACGGATCTCGACGCCGAAGGCGGTTGGCGATCAGGTCGGCGGAGGCACGCCACAAGTGGCGGTTTCCCAGGGGATTACGTCCGATAGCGAGCCGGGTCAGGCTCCTCAGACGGAGACGGATGCGGCGGGCGATGATCTCGCGGACGCGCTTGAGCGGGACATGAACTGGTATCTGACGAAGGGTGATCGCGGATATTACCCCGACACGTCGAAGATGTTGTTCCACCGGGCGATCATCGGCATCGCGTTCAAGGAGGTGTTTCGGTGTCCGCTGGAAAGGAAGCCGATCTCTCGCTGGGTGATGGCTCAGGATCTGATTGTCCAGGGCGATCCGTCGCATTTGGAAGCGGCGGGGCGGGTGACGAAGCGGGCGAAGGTGTCTCAGTCGACGATGCGTCGGTTGCAGGTGATGGGGCACTATCTGGACATGCCGTTGTCCCATCCCACGGGCATTACTTCCAATACGGAACTGGTGATTGGTGAGACCCAGGGGACGACGCCGCAACCGATGTTGCCTCGGGATTTCGACCACACGGTCTACGAGAGTTGTTGCGAACTCGGTTCGGGGACGGCGCATGACCTGATCGGATCGCTGGCTTTGCTGGATCAGGATGAAACGGGCGAGGAGCCCGGGTATCCGTTGCCTTATCGGGTGAGCATCGACGTCGATAGCCGCCAGATTTTGGCTATTCGGCGGAACTGGAAGAAGGGCGACACGGACCATCGGATCCGTCCGAGGTTCGTGAAATACGGCTTCATTCCTGGGTTTGGCTTCTACGATATGGGTCTCATTCACATCGTCGGCAATCCGACTCAGGCCGCGACGATGATCCAGAGATCGGTGGTGGATGCTGGGTTGTTCGCCAATTTCCCGGCCTGGGCGATGTCTCAGTCAGCCGCTTCTCGGCTGGAGAACCCGATCATGCGACCGGGTGTCGGGGAGGTGGTGAAGATCCCGACGACGGGTCAGTCGAAGTTGTCCGACAATTTGATGTCGTGGCCATACAAAGAGCCGTCGGCGTCATCGATGGCGATGCTCACGAAACTGGAGGGCGACGTCCGCCGGATAGCCGGAGTGGTCGAGCTACCCGTCGGTGAGGGCCGGTTGGGGAACACGCCCGTCGGCACGATCATGAGTTACATCGAGGCGATCTCCCAGGTTCCTGGCGCGGTGCATAAGGACGACCATATCGCCCAGCAGCAAGAATTTGAACTCCTCCGTGAACTGATCGCCGAGGAGCCGGACGTTTTGACGCGCGGGAACAAGGCCCCCGCTCGCAAATGGCAAATCAAGAAGGAGTTGCTGGCTCCGGATCTCATTCCACGGGCCGATCCGAACACGCCGTCCCAGATCCACCGGCTGACGAAGATCCAGGGTTTGGTGATGCTGGGCGGGCTTCCTCAGTTTGGGCTGGGCGACAAAGAGGGCCCGATCGTCAATCAGCGGGCGATCTTCCGCCGTGCCGCTGAAGTGCTCTCGGGTGGGGATGCCGAAGAGTTCATGATGCCGCCTCAGCCTCCGGATGAGGCTCCGCCACCGCCGGATCCGAAGGTTCAGGCCGCTCAGATCAAAGCCGAGGCGGATCAGGCGAAGACCCAGGGTCATTTGCAGGAGAAGGCGCTCGACCATCAGGGCAAGCTGACGGAGATCCAGGCGAAGGCGGCTCAGGCCGAGGCTGATCGGATGAGCGAGGACACGCGGGCCGCGATGCAACTGGCGGGAATGCGGCTGAAAGCCGGGCATGACGCGGGCATGAAGGCGGCGGATCATGCCCACGAGTCGTGGCAAAACGAGGCTGATCGTCAGCATGAGCGGACGCAAAGCGATCAGGATCGTCAGCATGACTGGGCCCAGGGCCAGGCCAACCAGCAACACGAGGCGGACCAGAAGGCTCAGGACCGGTCGCATCAGGCCGGGATCGAGGGGCAAAAGCTATCGGCGGGTTTGATGTCGGACAAGGGTGATGAGTAGGCCGATCTTCACCGATCCCGAGCCTTTGCCGCCGGATGCTCCGCCGTTCGTCGATGACTTTTCGCGCGACGGCTACGCTGGCGCGGTCGAACGGGCGGTTACTCGGATGTCTCAGTTCGACCGGCTTCCCCCGGAGCGGCGTGCTCGGGAGTGGCAAGATCCGTTTCCTGGTTTTCGGGTGAAGCCTCGGCGGAGGAGGTATCTCGGATGAGTGAGGAATGCGGCTCGTGCCGCTACTTTCGGCGGATCAGCGTGGGTCATCCGCAAGGCGTTTGCCGGGCTCGACCACCGGTGCCGATGATGATCACGATCGCCAAGAACCGGGTGACGAATGATCCTTTCCCGGTGATCAATACTTACTGGCCCGAGGTTCCCGACACCGAATGGTGTGGAGACTATGTGCGGAAGGCTTTTGGGGCGGCGATCGATCTGGAGAAGATGGATCGCACGGAGGCCGAGGGAAGCGCGTGATCCAGAGCCGTCTTCCGAGATGGCCCGACCGAGACAAGATCCCGCCCCAGGATATTCCGGACAAGATTGTGTATTTCCCAAAAAAGAGCGTAGATCGGCCAGTCTCGTCCTGGTGGCGCAAGGTGGCGCGTGTATGGAGGATCATCCGTGGATAACTGCATGACCCCGCAAGAGCGCGGAAAACGGGATTTGCGTGAGGCCGGATACGCCGCTGGCGGTGCCATTAAGAAGGATGGCGGGGCGGTTCACTCGGACGAGGCGGAAGACAAAAAGCTGATCAAGGAAGAGCTTGGTCACGCTCGAATCAAAGCGAAGGGCGGCGGTGCGGTGAAGGGCATGGCCCCGCCGTTCAGCCCCGGTCGGAAGTCGCGCGCCGCTGGCGGCGGGATCGACGACACTCAGGCGCTGGCGAAGGGCGGCAAAGTGAAGGGCAAGCCCGGGATTGGGAAGGTGAACATCGTCATCGCGCACGGTGGTCCGCCCGGTGGTGCGCCGGGTGCCGGTGGTCCGCCGCCGATGCCGCCGCCGAAACCGCCGATGCCTCCGCCCGGACCGCCTCCGGGCGCGGGTCCAGGCGGTCCACCTCCGGGAATGCCGCCGGGTGGTCCACCCGGATTGCCTCCCGGAGGTCCGGGCGGTCCGCTTCCTCCCGGATTGAGGGCTCCGATGGGTCCGCCTGGAATGCCACCGGGAGGTCCGCCGATGCGACCGCCGATGGCCGCTGGTGGCGCGATGCGCGACGCGATGGGCCGGTTCGTTGGCGGTGCCGTCTAGTGATCGTGATCCCGGAATACCTGATGCGGTCGCTGATGGCCCAGATCGTCGACGCGACGCATGGGCTCGTCGATACCGCCGGGGATCCGGTGATCATGAGCACGATCGCGGAGCCTCAGCTTCGGATGGCGGCGTTGGTTTCGATCCAGATCGCCACCGGCCAGGCGGTCTGGCCGGGGGACAAGAAGATCCAGATCCGTCGGCCAAAGATGGCCCACAGCATTTTCGCAGAGGAGTAGACCATGAGCGAGACCCAGGAAGCGGCACCCCCGGTTGTCACGGTGAGCGGCGATGCCGAGCACGGCTGGATCGTCGACGTCCACGATGGCGACAAACACGGCGTCTATTACCCGAAGGGCAAGGACGCCGAGGAAGTCGAAGACGCCGCGCTGAAGGCGCACGGCTACAAAAAGCCCGCGCCCGTGGCCGCGAAGAAGGAAGAGCCGCACGACACGAAGCACGACGACAAGAAGAAGTAATGTCAGCCGAGGCGCTTCGAGCGTTCACCCATGAGAAGGTGAATAAAGAGGCGGAGATGTATGTCGAGGAACTGATCGGCCAGATCGACGGCACTCTGGACCGGGTTCGATACAATCAGGGCTACGTCGCCGGTTTGAGGCGGGCGATGGAGCTTCAGGACGAAGCCTACAAGGGAATGGACGGATATGGCTGATGTCGCGAGCGCGCTCCACGGGTGGGGCCACGAAGATTACGAGATCGCGAAGGACCACATCCATCGCCAACTCGGGAGCATCGACAACCTGGAGGTTTTCGGGCGTCAGGTGCTCGTCGCGGTCTATGTGCGACCGGCGGAAAACAAGCGCACGGGGCTGAGTTTCACCGCGAAGAAGCAAGAAGCCGACTGGTATGAGGGCAAGGTGGTGCTCGTCATCCGGGCCGGTCCGTCGGCCTTCAGCGGCGACGACTCTTATATAGAGTCGATGTATGGCGATCAGCCGCCGCCGAAGCCGGGCGACTGGCTCTTTCAAAACGCCAACACCGGGATCCAGTTCTCCTTCCAGGGCGACGGCTCAGAGCGGGTCAAATACGAGGACCGGCACGGCGAGACGCACGATATGTATCCCGGGGACGGGTGGCAGGTTCGCATCGTCATGGATGACGGATTTCTGGGCCGGATCCCGCGACCGACGTCGGTCGTATGACCCCATCGGAGCGGATCCAGCCCGCGATCGTGGCGATCTACAACGCCATGAACTCGAACGTCCCGGCGGTCCCGCCTTACAACAACATAAGGCAACTCCTCGACGGCGATCCGGATCTTCTGGTCTACGCGAAAGCCGAGATCAAACGGCTTCGGGATCCTGGGAAGCGCGGCGTGCTGGCGGAGAGCGATTACGAGAGCAAGATCCGGTGCCAGGCGCTGGAGCGGATCATCACATTATATAATGAGGGGGGACCATGAGTGATACCGTCACCATAACGGCGGATAACGGCGACACCTACGTCCGCCAACCGAGGAACCGGCGCGAGCGGGAGGCCCCCGAGGTCCAGGTCGAGGCGGAGGTCGTCTCCCCGGAAATCGCCGTCGCCGACGCCCATGAGCAACTTCAGGCGAAGGATCGTCAGGTCGCGGAAGCGCGGCGCGCGGCGCGCGAGGCCGATCAGCGCCGTCAGGCGGCGGAAGCTCAGGTCGTCCAGGCCCAGGAAGGCCGGGTCAACGATCGCCAGACCGTCGTGGCTCAGGCTCTGGAAGGAGCCAAATCCGAGCAAGCGGCGGCGAAGCTGGCCATTCGATCAGCCCGGGAAATGGGCGACGTCGACGCGGAACTGGCGGCTCAGGAGAGTTTCCAGGGTGCGACCTATCGGATGGCCCAGGCCGCTGGGGAGCTTGAGTATCTGAGGGCCCAACCGAGGCCGTCGGCGCAACCCCAGAGAACCGGTCGCACATCCGAGGCCCAGCAATGGCTTGATGACCATCCTCGTTTCAACACCGATCGGGTCTACCGGGGTGTCGCGACCGACGCGCACAACGAGGCTCTGAGGGAAGGTCATCCCGAGGGAAGCCGGTCATACGTCGATTACATCGACCAGATCATGACGCGAGAGTTCGGCGAAGGACACGGCCAGGTCGAGGACAATCAGCAAGGAGCGCGGCCCATGGCCCCAGCGAAACGGCCCACCTCGGTCCCGCCGTCTCGCGGTGGTGGAGGCGGATCTGGATGGAAGACGGTCAAAACCGAACTGGGCGACCTTTTGGTTCAGGAGCGGTCCGACGGAACCAGGGGTATTCGGTTCCCGAACGCCAAGACCCAGGCCGATTTCGAGGAAGGAGCGCTTCTCGATAAGCGGGCATCGCGATCGCCGGAAGACTTCAAACGGGCGCTGGCCGAGTATGCGAACGAGCATGTGATCATCGCTCAGGAGCAAGCCGATGGCGGCAATGGCGACATCGTCCGTGGCGATGGTCGGGCCTTTAACTAAGGGGAATGACGGTGAGCGAGACCACATTCAAGATCACGCCGGAAACCTTGGCCGAGGTCGAGCAAGCGGCGGCTCCGGAGCGGACCCCCGACGAGCAAGCGCGCTACGACCAGCGCATGGAGAACCTGGCCAAGGGACGCGCCAAGTTCCAGGCGACCATGGCCGAGCGGCGCACGGCGAAAGACGCGGCAAAGGCCGGGGTCGGGAGCAATCCAGGACCGGCGGAGCCCGCGCGAGCGGCGAGAGAGGAACGGGCGGAAGAGGTCATTACCCGTGTGCGGCGCGATGAGCGCGATTCGGGATGGGCTGATCTCCCGAAACATCAGCGCAAACCGGGCTGGGATTACGAATATAAAACCATCCGGGTTTACAACGAACCGGTGGATCCTGGTGAGATGCTGGAGATCCGTAATGCCGGATGGCGTCCCGAGAAGGCGGTCGACTGGCCGGATCTCGTGGAGCCCGGCACATCGCCAGACGCCCCGATCGAGCGGCGCGGCCAAAGACTATATGGAAGGCCGATGCGGCTGACCCACGAAGCACGGCAAGAGGATCTCGCGGCGGCGTATCAGCAACAACGGGATAAGACGATGGCGGCGGCGTCGGGAAAGTCCGCGACGCGCGGAGAAGAGGGTATTCCCAACGGTCGCGGCGTCAGGTCCATCCCGATCAGCGTCGAAATCGAGGGTCTCGCCGGGTAAGACGCTTGACACTTTCTTGTAAATACTCCAACGCTGGGCACTAACGCCAAGGCCCGCGCCGGGCCGGGGTTTTCATTCACAGGGTATGCCGTCCCGCTCCGGGGCCAAGCATCTCCGGGACGGAAGCCCCATCCATGGCGCTCAATTCCATCTCGCCACTTGGCCTGATCCGCTCCAACCAAATGGTCGGGGCACCCACCTACGGGTTATCGGCCTATAAAATCAAAAATGGATATACCGGGAATATCGCCATCGGCGATCTGGTGCGAACCGGAGGTGCCGGTGTCAATCAGGGTGAGGTGATTATCGCCGCCTTGAACGATACTTCATATCTCGGAGTATTCGCCGGGGTTTATCCTTATTACGATATCAATTTCCAGCAAACGATGCACGGCCAGAACGGGGCCTATAAGGCCGGTGCCGCGCCGCCCGCTGGGGTGGATATCCCGTGCGCGGTGATCGATGACCCGTTCACGACCTACCGGGCTCAGGTTCAGGGCGGTCCATGGGCCGAAACCTGGAGGGGCCAGAACATCAACTGGGTGACGGGGACGAACGGGGTGCCGAGCGCCGCCGGTCTCTCGTCGCTTTTGCTCGATGGGGCCTCGATCAACACGACGGCGGCGCTTCCGCTCCGCATTGTCGGGTTGGCTGGCGTCGCGGGCGGGCCGCAAGACCCGACGAACACCAATCCGTGGATCCTGGTGAGGATCAATCCATCCCTCGTGGAAAACCTTCAGGGACTGGGGATCTGAACCATGGCAATCACAACCTCGCAAATCCCCGCGTTGCTCCTCCCAGGCGTCCGCAAGATCAAGGGTCTCTATCGCGAGATGGATACCCAGTGGACCAAGATCTACGCGAAGGGCCCGTCGAACATGGAGGCCGAGCGCACGGTCCATGTGCGGTATTTGCCCTTGCCGCAACTGAAGCTCGCGGGCACGCCGACCCAGTTCGATAACCTCGCCGGGCAACGGTTTACCTGGAATCATCTCCACGTCGTCTTCTCCCTCGGCTATGCGTTCACCGAGGAAGCGCTCGACGACAACCTCTACAAGTCAGCGTTCGACGCGGCGAACCTCGGGCTCGCCAGATCGTTCCGCCAGATGAAAGAGATCAACGGGGCGGCTCCTCTCAACACGGGCAACGTGCTGAACGCCACCATCGGCGGCGATAACCTCCCCCTCTTCGCTACGAACCACCCCGTTGACGGCTACCAGGTGCCCAACACGCCGACCAATCAGGTCGGGCTGAACGAAAACTCGCTGATCCTGGCTAACAACATGATTCGCCGCTTCCGCGACGAAGCCGGATTGCTCTACGGGAGCCAGGGCAAGAAGCTGGTGGTCCCGGTCGAGCTTCGCCACGTCGCCAAACGCCTCATGGAGACCGAACTCCGCCCCGGAACCACGAATAACGACACATGGTCGGTCAAGGAGAACGACGATCTCCGCGACGGCTACGTGGTGATGGACTTCCTGACGTCGCCATATGCCTGGTTCGTGCTCTCCGACTCAGGGGGGCTCATTTGCCTTGACCGCAAGCCATTCCGGACCGAAATCCAGACCGATTTCTCGACCAATAACCTCATGGTTAAAGGGACGGAACGGTATTACATCGGTTGGGACGACTGGCGGTGCGGGTTCGGAGCCTACCCAACGAACTAAGGAAAGCACCAGATGGCCACTAGCATTTTTGATGGGCCGCTGCATGTCCCTGGTTCGATGCAGGCTTACCTGGCGGCTTACTTCGGCTCCCCGGTAGTCGATCCAAACTCGGACGCGGGCCCGTCGCTCTTCTATCAGGGCATCGGGATTCTCGATCCCCGCATGGCCTACATGAAGGACAAGGTCCAGGGCTATACCGGGGTCGTTCAGGCGTTCCAGGATGCGATGGAGATCCGTTCGGTCTCCGCCGTTCCGGCTCCCGTGAGCGCGGTGAACATCGCCGCCGGTCAGGTGCTGACGATCAACGTGCCGATGACGTTCGCGAACGCCTCTTTGGGCGTCACCCGCAACGTGCCGATCCGTCCCTTCTCCAATTCCGTGTTTGGCGCGGCCCCGGTGGTCGCCGCCGCCGTGCTCGACTTCGGTTTTGGCTTCGTCAACGCCACCCTGGGTAGCACCACGGTCATCGTTTCCGACTCTCGGCTCTACACCGTGGGTATGCCGCTGGTGATCGGCTCTCTGGGTAATAGCGCCGGGACGGCTCCACTTCTGACCCAGGTCGCTTCGATCCTCACGGCGACCACCATATCTCTCGCTAATGCCGCGTTGTTCACCAACGCCACCGCTCCCGTTGGAACGGGAGATCTGTGGGGCCCATCGCCGATGGGCTTCCCGCTTCCGCAAGCGGCTTATCCGTTCATGGCGGGTGGTCCGGGCCTTTTTCTCGATCCTCGTCAGGCTATCGCGCGCAATGTGGCGATCACCGGGGTCGCGGGCGGCACGGGCGGGCAAATCGCCGTCGCGGGCTGGGATATCTACGGTGTCCCGATGCGTGAGACGGTCACGGCGGGCGCTGGCGCGGTCACGACCTACGGGAAGAAGTGCTTCAAGGCGATCGGCACGGTCACGCCGCTCTTCACCGATGCCACGCACAACTACACGGTAGGAACCGGGGACGTGTTCGCCTTCCACTTCCGGGCTCCGTTCTGGGAAGAGACGACGGTGTTCTGGAATGGTGCTTCCATGGCATCGAACGTCGGTTTTCTGGCTCCCGATCAGACCGAACCGGCGACCGCGATCACCGGAGACCCTCGCGGCGTGATCCAGGTAAGCGCTTCCGGTGGTGGAACGGGGATCGGCGCGAACGCCTCGAACGGCGCGATCACCAGTTTGGTGATGACGGGCCGACGTCTCGAAATGCGCCAGATCATCAACGTGGGCGCGATGATCCGGTCCACCCCCGCCGAACCGAAATACATGTTCGGGGTCACCCAGTTCTGATGCGGACGGGAGGCAAAGGATGTCCAATCCTTCCGTCGTAATCCTGCAACTCGGGGCGCTGGTCGCCAACGGGATCGCCCTTTCGCAAACGCCGGGAACCGCCGGAAACCTGGTTTTAGGCGGTTCCCTGGTTTCCGGCGGCGTGGCGGTTCTCGATGTCCCCCGTCGGGTCTCCATTGCGTCCACCGGTAACGACGCGGCGGTGATCTTCACCGTGAACGGCACCAACGCCAACGGATCGCCCATCTCTTCGACGGTTACCGGGGTCACCAGCACGGCCACGGGCCAGACCGCGCTCGACTTCAAGACGGTGACGAGCATCGCCACGAGTGCCGCGACCACCGGGGCGATCACCGTGGGAACGAACGGCGTCGCCTCCAGCCCCTGGGTTCTCGACAATCACCTCGCCACGGTTTGGGCGCTCACGGTCGCCGTCTCGGTTACCGGAACGGTGACCTACACGGTCGAGCACACCTACGACGATCCGAACGACGTCGGCCCGACGCTCACCGCGATGCCCGAGCAATGGTCGCTGGAACCGGCGAGCTATGTCGCGCCGCTGGCCTGGCCGAACGGCACTCTCCAGGGCAAGACCGCGAACGGCGAAACCACTTACGCGGATCAGCCAATCATGGCACACCGCCTCACGATCACGGCTGGAACCGGAAGAGCCGTGATGCAGTCCATTCAGGCCGGTATCGACTGAGAAGGACAAAGAAAATGGCAATGAACCCCGCCACGGTTGGCGACAAACCCGAAGGCCCTCAGAAGCGCGCCAAGGGTGGCCGCATCACGGGTGCGAAATCGAAGGGCAATCCTGGCAAGCGTGCCCGGGGTGGTGCTGAGAGCAATCCCTATTCGGCGGCTGGTTCGGTCTCCGAGCCGGGTTACGTGTCCTCGCATCCCGGCGACAACGAGGGCGGCAAGGGCGCTGACAACAAGGGTGAATACGGCCATTAAGTGAGCGATACGGGCTCATCCCGGGCCGTGGAGGTGAGCCATGGCTATAACACCAGGTCAGTCCAGCGGCACGTTCAGCTACCTCCTCACCAACGGCTCGGTGATCACCGAGGCGTTTGACCGGATCCAGATCCGCCCCACCGACATCGACCGGCACATGATGATGTCGGCGCGCTCCTCGATGAACCTCGAATTTACCGAGTGGGAAGACGCCGGGTTCAATTTCTGGAAGACCAGTTCAGGCACCATCGATCTCATCGCGGGCGAGGGGACGTATCCTCTCCCCGCCGATCTGGTGACCCTCGAAGAGGTCTGGATCTCGCGTGTGGATGGCAATGGAGCCGAGGTCGATCTCGACCGGATCCTGGTTCCGATCACGCGCACCGGCTACGCGGCGCTCACCAACAAGCGCCAGCAAGGCACGGTGACCCAGTATTGGTATCAGATGTCGATGCCCCAGCAGATCACCTTCTGGCAGGTTCCCTCGATCGGAGCCCCGACCCAGGTGGTCAGGTGGTTTGGGCTCCAGCAAATGGAGGACGCCAATCTCGCGGGCGGCGAAGCACCGAACGTCCCCCGGAGAGCCTACGAGACCTTCGTCTCGGCGATGACCCGGAGGCTCGCGGAGAAGTTCGCGCCCCAGCAATATGACGCCAAGCTGAAGATCTTCGAGGGTGCCTGGGAGAGGATGACCCGGCGGGATCAGGAGCCCGGCCCGATCACGCACATCCCGAATGTTGGGATCTATGGGCGGATGGGCTGATGGTCCAGCGTGCCCGTTCCGGACGCGCCAAGATCAACGCCCGCCACCCCCAGGCGATGGGCGAGTGCGACCTGACGGGCTTTTGGTATCCGCTCTCCGAGATGCGCCACAAAATGGAATGGGCCGGTAACAAGCTCGTCGACACCGGCTTACTCGTGGGCCCGGACCAACTGGACAAACCTCAGCATCAATACCGTTCGGTGATCCTCCCGCCCGATCCCCGCCCGGTTCAGAACCCCCGCCCAAGTCCTCATGTCACCGGCTATCGGCCCGTCTTCGCCACCGTCGCGCGTCCCTTCGGAGACGGCGAGTTCGGCACCTGGGGCTTCGCGGTCGAGCCGAGGGAGAACCCGACCGGTCCGACGACGCCGGGCAATTACGGGCTCACCCAACTCATCGTCGGCGGAGCCTCGCTCCCGCCATACTACCCGCTCGCCAAGTATCGCGTGCTGGAGATGGTCGCCGAGATCACGGGTATCGCCACGCCGAGCCAGATTTTCGACCGCTCGGTCACCATCACGAAGCCAAACCAGTCCATCGGGGTCTTCGGCACGCAACCGGCCAGGGGCTGGGTTCTGATCTACAACCCGGTCAATCCCCAGGCTCAGGTCGCGCTGACCGCGACCGCGCCGCCCCTCCCCGTGGGCACGCTTCAGGTCACCTGGGGCAACATCTCCAACCTGATTTTGGGCCCGGGCGAAGCCTTTTTCGGGTCTCTTGATCAGGGTCTCGGAGACCCGTATCGCGGCGCGCTCTCGGTGATAGGTTTGCTTCCCGGAATGGAGTTTTGGGCCTGGGAGTCGGGCGCTCCGGAACTCTGGCTTACCGATGATTACGGAACGCTGATCACCGACGACTGGGGTCAGGCGATCCCGATCAATGACGGCTGGGGTCAGCCCGAAGCCTACTTCGAGCGGAACGGCGAGATCCTTTTGGTATTCAACGCTCTCAGTTGGCCCACGAAAGCGCCGTCGGGACCGGGCGTCTGGAACGACAAAACGGTGGTCAACGTCGGGCCCGGATCGGATCCGCACAACGGCTTCAAGAAGCTCATCTACGGCGAGGTCACGCCGATGGAGCTTCTCACCACGGGCGGCAACGATCTCCCCTGGACCGAGCCATCCGTGCGCGGTCAGCTTTGGAACCCGGGCGGCGTGGATGGCGGCACCGTCCTCATCGCTTCTGGCGTGCCGCGCGTGCCGCGTGGCTACGGCACCGGCAACTTCGGCACCTCGGGCTATGGGACACGACCACCGCCATGATCAGATACCTCGCCCTCGTCTTCCTTTTGCTCATCTCATCGAGCGTGGCCCAGGTCACCCAGGCTCCCGATAGTCCGTGGCCCGGGCAATGTCCGGCGGGGACATTGGCGACGGCGGTCGGATGCCAGCCGCAAGCGGGGGCGGTCGGGCCGGATGATCTGGTGCTCGGCTGGCAAGTTGGTCAGCAACCGTCGACCCGATCACTGAAGGTCGACCAGATCACCAAGGAGGTGCTGAAGCACGTTCCGATCCAGCCCATCCCTCCCCCGGGCACCCCGGAAAACCCGGTGAACGGGTGGTTCAAATCGCTCAACATCTCCGATGCGCTGGGCCATTTCGCGACGGTCCGGCTGGAGTTCGCGACCTTTGCCGACTTCGCCGCCTACAAGCCCTCGGTCTACACCACCGCCGCCGCGTGGGCTGGAGCCACGGTCGTCGCGCACACCGCTGGCTATTACAAAGTCGGCGATTACGGAGGTGCCACTTATATCTACGACAAGACGAGTTCAGCCGGGATCGACGGGTTGTTCTTCATCACCCCCGGTGGCGGCTCTCCCGGACGCTGGATCCTGGAGCCCTCCGCGACCGGGGTGAATGTGACGCAACTCGGTGTCCCGACCGACGGGATCACCTCGGCGGACGTGAAGATGAAAGCCGCCGTCGATGCGTGCGCCAATTACGGGATCAGACTGAACCTCCCCTTCGGCAAGATCTTGCTGAACGGCGCGGCGACAATCCATTTGCGGGATTGCCACCTGATCGGTGTCGGGGTCATGGCCGGTGCCGCGACGGGATCGATGTTCATCATGACCAGCACCTCGGTCAAACCGTTCACCATCGGCGACAACTGGGGCATCTCCGGGGTCAATTTCTACTGGCCGAACCAGACCGACGGAAAGACATTCTACCCGCCGTTGTTCAGCCCCGTCGGCGGCGAGCAAGACACCACGGTCGGCTGGTATCTCGACCATGTGGTGATCGTGAACGCCTACGACGCGATCGTCACCGGAGGCGGTCGCTTCCTCGTATCCAATAGCTTCATCTACGCCGTCCATGACGCTTTCCGGGTGGGCAATATCGGCGATAGTTTCATTGTCAACGCGGTCCATTTCACGCCGGGACCGTGGTTCACGATGACGAATAACGCCGCCGCCGCCGCGATTGGCGAGGTCACCAACTCCAACACCATGTTCCACGCGGTCGGCGTGGTGAACATGTCGGTGACCGGGGTGGCTTCGTTCGCCTGGCGCTATGGCCTGAAGATCGAGCCAGCCGGGGTGGTGGGGATCACCGAACTCGACTGGAGCCTGGATAAGGTCGGAACGGTTCTCGATGCCGGGACCGGCGGCGCATACTCGTCGCAGAATGTGGCCATGCGCGGGGCCAGTAATTGCTCGCACGCCGATATGGTCACGCCCGCGAACATAGGCCACGAGCCGTGCTTCAATCTCGGCGCGAACGCCCATCTCGTCCTGAACGGTTGGGTCGCGGAAGCGGCGGGGAATTTCATCCAGACCGCTGGCGCGAACGTCATCATCGACCGGGTGCTCGCCCATGTGGGCAACGCGAAAGACGCCGGGGATTACTATGGCGTCCTGGCCACCGCCAACCCCAGCGGCGGAGCCCATATCGGGGTGCAAAACAGTTCGTTTTCCGGCCAGTTCAACGCCAAGACCCACGGCATAAAAACGACCGTTCAGGTCACCCGGTTCTTGCTCAGGGATAGTGCGTTCCAGGGTCTCAACGATGTGATCGATATCCCAGCCGCGCCGACGACGTTCATCACCGGCAACTGGTCGATCGACACCTTCGGGCCGAAGGCGATCAACGACGTGAATATGACGAGTTCCGGGAACGGCGTTCAGTATAATAATAACCAGTTCGACAAAGCCCCCGTGGCGATCCCGAGCGGGTGCGGAACGAATTGCACCGTTCCGATCGGCGCTTTCAGCGGCTTCATTCAGATCGGAACCGGCGGCGCGATCACCAAAGGCGCGCTCAAGGTGCCGTGGCCGGTCTTCGGCTTCGGCTACCTTTGCCGGTTTTATTCCAACGGCACCGATGGGGTGATCGTCCAGGCGGTCGCCGTCGGCAACACCTGGAACTGGACCACCAACGGCGTGGATATGTCCGGTCGGCAAATCTATTTCGTTTGCACGGGGGCCAACTGATGGCGCTCGATTTCACCTCGCTCCAGACCGAGCTTCTGATCTCGCTGGCTCAGTCCCCGCCGCCCTACAACACGGTCCCGCCGGACTTCGCGGCACTCTATCCCCGCGCGATCAGCTACGCGGAGGGGCGGATTTGCCGGGAAGTCCCGCTCCTGGCGAACCGGACGCAAAACACCTCGCTGACGACGTCACCGGGATCTCGCCAGATCGATCTCTCGCCCATCACGCCGCCGATCATGGTCCAGGAAGGCTTCTCGCTGACCACGCCGAGCGGCACCGTCGCCTTCGATCGCGCCACGCTCGATTTCATCAACCTCTTCTGGCCCGAAGCGACCACGATGGACCCGGCTCTGACTGATAACATCGGGCGCTACTGGGCCATGCTGGATGAGACGATGGTGGTGATCGCTCCCACTCCGGACGGGGTCTACACGGTGGTCTCCACGGGATTGTTTCAGCCGACGCCGCTCTCGTCGGCGAACGCGAGCACCTACCTCAGCACGACCTACCCCGATCTCCTCGTCGCCGGGTGCATGGTGTTCATGGAAGGCACGCTGAAGCGCAACTATGGAGCCCAGGCCGACGATCCAAAATCGGCGATGTCCTGGGAGGGGCAATACCAAACGCTCCTCGGATCGTGCGCCTTCGAGGAAGCCCGCCGCCGAGGAATCGCTCCGAACATTCCGCATCCCGGAGGGAAGGCCGCGTAATGGCGCTCTCTCCCGTCACCCTCGCCATCAAGCCGAACGTCGACACCGTCTCGACGGCGTTTCAGTCGATGGGCCAGATCAGCGAGAGCAACCTGATCCGCTATCTCAATAAGCAGATCGAGAAGCTCGGCGGTTGCCAGCGAGTCATCAACACGCCCTTTGCCGGGATCGCCACCGCGATCATGCCGTGGGCGGCGCTGAACGGAACGAAGTATGTCGCCATCGGCACCTCCGCCGTGCTCGACGTCCTGGCCGGGGGTGTCCTCGTCAACATCACGCCCGTCACCGGTCCCGGATCGGGTGACTGGTCGCTCGACAAATGGGGCCAGGATCTGGTGGCTTCCCCCGCCGGTCGGACCGTCTATCACTGGATCCCGCCCGTCGCTGGAGGAAACATCGCGACCCCGGTGCCGAACGCGCCAGCGGTGATCAACGGCCTGATCGTCGCCGCGCCTCAGCAGCAAATCATCACCTGGGGTGCCACATCCGAGACGCTCGGCGCTCAGGATCCGATGCTCGTCAAATGGTGCGACGTCGCCGGGATCACGGTCTGGCGGGCGGACGTGAACAATCAGGCGGGCTCGTTCCGGATCCCGCATGGCTCGGAGATCATGGCCGTCATGTGGCCCGGTCTCTCGGGTATTCTTTGGACCGACCTGGATGTCTGGTCGATTACTTACGTGAACTACCCACTGGTCTACGGCTTCAACAATCTCTCGCAAAACGGCGGGCTGATCTCCCGGCGCGCGGTGGCTCAACTTGGCCAACGCATCGTGTGGATGTCTCAGAATACCTTCTTCATCTTCCAGGGCGGGGCCATCCAGGAACTGGATTGTAGTGTGATCGACTTCGTCTTCGACAATCTGGACAAGACATTCGTCGACGCGATTCACGCCGACGCGAATGCCTTCTACGGCGAGGTCATGTGGCGGTTTCCGGTGCATGGTTCGGGCGGCGTTTGCACCGCCTATGTGAAGGTTCAGTGGGATGCCGGTGAGACCTACTGGGATTACGGCTTCTTCGGTCCGGACATCTCCGCGTGGTCGGATCAAAGCATCGTCGGGCCACCGCTGGGCACCGATTACAACGGTCTGATCCAGCAATTCGAGACCGCGCTCGACTGGGACGGGAACCCCTACGATAGCGGCTTCCTCTCGGGCTGGTTTTACCTCCAGGAGGCCCATGTCAGCGTCTTCCTGGAACGGATCAGGCCGGATTTCTCCATCAATCCTGGCGGCGAGATCATGTTGAGCGTGATTTTCGCCGATGAAATTCCCGACGACGATACCGATTACCCGGTGCGGACCTATGGCCCGTATCCGGTGAACCGTGGAACGCCGTTCGTCATCGTGCGGGGCTCGGGGAGCGTCGCGCGCATCCGCATCGAATGCACCAAACCCGGCACTTTCTGGCGTTACGGCAAGCCGATCGCGAACATCTCGCCTGATGGGAGCCGCTGATGTCGGGCTTCGGCGTTCCGGTAAAAGTCGAGGGTCTGACCGACGTCAATCAGAACCTGATCAATATCCAGCGGTCTTTGAGCGATCTCTTCTCGAAGATTTCCGAGGTCGCGATCACCACCAGCCTCGTGATCGACGCCGAGCCGTTCCTCAATCCCGCCTCGATCGGCCCTTCGGGGACAATCACCGCCGCCCCGATGGCTTCAACGGGGCTTCTCGGCGGTCAGGGCGGTGTCGTCGCGTCCGTGGTCCATATCGGAACCGGCCTGAACCTCGATGCCGGGAACACGCTGACCGCGACCGGTGGCGGAGGAGGCGGTGGCGGGAGCGTCACGCACATCGACACGACCGGCCCCGGCATTACCGGTGGTCCGATCACCACGACGGGGACGCTCGGAGTTCAGTGGAACGCCGGTCAGGTCAACGGCATCACCAACCGCCTCTCCGTCGCGGGTGGCTCGCTCGATGTCGTGCAGGTTCAGGGGACTAACTCGAACGGCAACGCGGCTTCCGGGATCGTCGGCGAGTTCATTTTCTCGACCGTCGCCGCCGGGATCGCCATGTCCTCGGCGGTCGCGACCGTGGTGACCAGCATCAACCTCTCCCCGGGGGACTGGGATGTCAGCGGCAACGTGGTCTTCGAGGCCGGGGCCGGGGCGACGATCACCCAGGAAACCGCCGCGATCAGCCCTTCCACCCCGACGATGCCGCCGCCTCCAGGTCTGGGTGGCTACACTCAGTTCTCGGTGGATTTCGTCGCTGGCGGGCGCAACGCTTTCCCCGTTGGATCCGTCCGCGTGGCGCTTTCCGCTCTCACCACGGTCTACCTCATGGCGTCGGCCAACTTCACCGGAAGCATGGGTGTCTACGGGTTCATTGGCGCGCGGAGGCGGCGTTAATGGCTTCCCGTATCAACGTGTGGTAGCGGGCTTCAGGGAGAACATACATGCCCTGGTCCGGATCGTCGTTCGCCAAGCACAACCATAGCCTGAGCGGCCCTCAGTCGGACCACGCGGCGCGGATCGCGAACGCGGTTTTACGTCGAAGTGGAGATGAGGGGATGAGCATCGCGATCGCCAACAAGCACTTCCAGGGTCGTGACGAGGGCGGCGGGATCGTCGATCCAGCCAGTGAGGGGGCCGGTGGACTGAGGCCGACAACCCAGACCATGAGCCCAATCCAACGTGGCATGGCCCAGCGCTACTCCTCGCTTTCGACGGAGAAGCTCGCCGAACTCGCGGTCATGATGGGCGGCTCGCCCCAGGGTCAGATGATCCAGCAGATCCTGGCTCAGAAGCGGGCGATGCCGGAACAATCACCCCACGAGGAAGAGCAAGCGAGCCGGGCATCCGGTGGCGTTCTGGAGCGGGCTCCGCCTTCGGTGCATTTCAATCAAAACCCCGGGGACACGTCTTATGACGGGGCCAAAGGTTACTTGCATGGGCCGACGGCGGGCCGCGCCGACGACATCATGACCCACGCTCCCGCCGGATCTCACGTCATACCGGCTGACGTCGTGGCCGGTTTCGGCGAGGGCAATAGCATGGCCGGGGCCAACGCCTGGACCAAGATGCTCCAGATGGGACCGGGCGGAATACCCATGCCGCAAGGTGGTGGCGGGCGGCGGATGGGGATCCCAGCACCTCCCGCGCCCTACCGTGAACCGAGCGAGAAAGCCCGAGGCGGGGCACAAGCCGACATGAGGCCGGTGGCGCTCTCGCACGGCGAGTTCGTGGTGACCCCGGAACAGGTTTTGGCCCTCGGTCAGGGCGATATGGAGAAGGGCCACGCCATCCTGGACAAGATCATCGTCGCGTCGCGCAAAGAGATCATCGCCCAGATGAGTAAACTTCCCAAACCGGTCGGCATGAAACGATGAGCGCCGCGCTGAAAGAACTGGCCCATGTCGGGAAGCACCAGTCCCCGAAACCAGGAACGATCATGGATGAGACCGGCGGTCTCTACGTCACGGCGGAGCAACTCGCCCGGTTCGGCGATGGAGACGCGGCCAAGGGGCGGCGTGAGCTTCGGAGCTTCCTCGTCGCCGATCAGGATGGCGCGGTTTTCAACGGCCCAACGACCAGGCCATCGAGCGTGCGGATCGCCACCGCGCACGATGAGGCCGCTCTGGTCGAGCTATTGCGGGAGGATCTGGCGGAGAACGCCGCCTTCATGGGTCCGATGGATGATACCAAGATCCTGGAGACGCTTCAGGTCGGAACCCGGCTTCGCGGAGGTTTCGTCGGAGTAATAGATGGCCCGGCGAATCGTCCGGTCGCGGTCGTTATACTTCATCCTCAGCAATGGTGGTTCTCCAACGGCTGGTATTACTTCGAGATCGCGATGTTCGTGCATCCCGATCACCGGAAAAGCCGTCACGCCGATGATCTTCTGGATTTCGAGCGATGGGTGGTCGATGAGCATAGTCGGCACATGGGGTATCAGGTTTACCTCTTGTGCGGCGTGCTCGGGGCCCGCCGTATCCGCTCCAAGATCGCGCTCTATCGTCGGAAGTTCGCTCAGGCTGGCGCGGCCTTTGTCTACCCATCCCCCTTCACGGCGGCGAGGTCGAAATGAGCGGCGGCGGCGGCAATACCAACACGACCACCACCTCGAATGCCCCTCCCCAGGAGTATCTCGACGCCTATAAGAAGATCACCGAGCGCGCGACCGGCGTCGCGGGTGCGCCATATTCGCCCTACCCAGGTCAGAAGCTCGCGGATTTCTCGCCGGATCAGCAAGCCGGGATCCAGGGCGTGCGAAACGCTCAGGGCATTTCCGATCCCTACATAAACGCGGGCGCGCAATACATCGACCGGGCCACGCAACCGATCTGGGATAATTCCACGCACCCCGACGCGGGGATGATGGCGGCGATGCCGGGTCAGGCCATGGGTCGGCTGGATGCCTCCGCCAATGGCGATATTGGGAACGCGGCCAGTCAGGGCGCGAACAACATCTACAATGCGGGGAACGCCGGGGTCAGCGGGATATGGGGCCAGACCGCCGCTGGCCAGACGGGTATCAACAACGCCTCTTCGACTGGTGGTCAGGGTATCTTGGGTCAGACCGCCAAGGGCGTCAGCAATATCGACAACTATACCAAGGCGGGCGTCGACACGATCTACGACTATACCGGCCAGGGTGTGTCGAACATTCTGGGTGCGACCGGGACGTTCAGGCCGGATAGCATCAGGCAATTCGAGGATCCCTATACCCAGAGCGTGGTCGACGCGATGGGACGGGACTTTCAAAATCAGAACGATATCCAGCAACAAGGCATCATCGGCGACGCCATCGGACGCGGCGCGTGGGGTGGCGATCGGTCAGCGGTGGCTCAGGGGATCATCGCGGGCCAGCAAGCCCGAGCCCAGGATCCGATCATGGCCCAGCTTCGGAGCACGGGCTACCAGCAAGCGACGCAAGCGGCGGAAGAGCAAGGTCGGCAACGGATCCAGGGCACCACGAACGCCGGTCAGCTTGGCGTTCAGGGCGCGAATTACGCCGGACAACTTGGCGTTCAGGGGGCGACGAACTCGGGGCAACTGGGTGTGCAAGGAGCGACCAACGCGGGTGCCCAGGCTCTCCAGGGTGCCATCGCATCGGGACAACTCGGCGTTCAGGGTGCGACATCAGCCGGGGGTCTTGGGGCGCAAACCGCGACATCAGCCGGGGATCTCGGACTGAGGGGAGCGACCGGCCAGTCTCAGGCGTATTCGGATGCCGCCAAGACGCAACTGGGTTTTTACGGCAACCAGCAAGGGGCCGAACTCGGCGCGAAGCAAGCCGAGGGCTGGCTCAACATGCAAGGTGCCGGGGGCATGGGAAGCCTCGGCAATCAGGCGTTGAACTCGCGATTGACGGGGTCGAACGCGCTCCTCGGCGTCGGCGGAATGGAGCAAGGTCAGGCTCAGGCCGGGCTGAACATTCCCTACCAGGAATGGCAAGCGAACCAGGCGTATCCGTTCCAGACCACCGGTTGGCTATCCAACATCGTCCAGGGTCTCGGTAGCGCGTCGGGCGGAACCGGATCGACCACATCGCCGGGTCCGAGCCTCGCCTCTCAGTATGGAGGTCTCGCGACGGCGGGCGTTGGGGCTCTCGGACAAAGCGGCGCTTTCGGGAAAGAGGGCTGGCTGACCGGAAGTGGCGGCGGGTCTAGTGGTAGCTGGACAACCCCGTCCTATGGCGGCGTCGATCCCGCCCTTTCGGGCATTAATCCATCATCTGGTGGGATCTATCGGCGTGGAGGAATGATCCCGGGTCGCGCCGTCGGTGGCGGCATCATTCCCCGCTACGCTTTCGGTGGACCGACCAGCGGCATCGGACCGCTCGACGGGACCAAACCGCTCGATGAGGGAAGCGTCGTCCCCGAAGGCATCGCGGGTGGCGGCAAGGGGAAAATTTTCGGGGATTTTGGGCAAACCGCGACCACGAGCGGCGGACCGCAAAAGGATAGCGAACTCGGCTCTCTTATTAAGACGGGCGGGCAGATCGCCGCCGCCTTTTGGGGCGGACCGGCGGGAGCCGCCGCCGGATCGGCGTTCAATTCCCAGGTTCACTTCGACCGTGGCGGCGGGATCATCGACAACGACGAGATGTATCGCAACGTGCCGAGGCTGGATGGCGGCGGTAGCGTTTCGATCATGGAAAGCAAACACGGTGGTCCGGGCATTCCGCAACTGACCGGTGGTGGCGGTGGTGGAGCGGGGATCGCGCCGTCTGGTTCGGTGGACGATTACCTCGCCAGCCAGGCCAAGGGCCGGGTGGCCTTGCCGCCTCCTCCGCCCGTCGCCGCGACGAACGGTCCCGCCAAAAGCGTGCCCGACGTGCCGAAAGACGATCCGGAACACAACATTTACCACATCCCCAACCAGAGTGCCCCGGGGACGACCGGGGGCTACGTTCAGGCGACGCCCGCCCAACTCGAATACCTGATGGATCCGGCTTACGTGCAAGCGTTCCCAGGCGACGGAACCCATCAGGGAGCGATCTATAACCGAGAGGGCCACCTGGTTCGCCAGTCCGATGTGCCGGGTCAGATCTTCTCGTATAACTTGCCCGGGTTTAACTCGATGGGCGACGGTGGCGGAGGCGGCGAGGCATTCGGGGGCCGGATCGGTCGCGAGGAAGGCGGCGACATTCCCCAGGAAGCGCCGCGCGCTCCCGCCGAGCCCGAGCAAAACGTCGACATCAAGATCCCCGACGTTGGCGACCCGACGCCGAGCGTGAATAGCACGCTGGGTTTGCCGGAAGGCTACATGGGCGGGCCGACGGTCCCCCAGGGCGCGGGCATCATCGCCCCTCCCCAAGGCGGATCCGCGTCACCGGCTCCTCAAGGTCCGCACGGTCCGGTGCCGATGCAAGCGGGCCCCGGCTATGTGCCGCCACCGCCCGAACTGGCTCCCGTGGTTCAGCAAGCCGCCGCCAAATACGGGGTGGATCCGAAGCAACTCGCGTGGCTTCTCTCGACCGAGTCGCGGTGGAACCCGAAAGCCTACAATCGCCTCTCGGGCACCATGGGCATCGGCCAGTTCAAGCCCGGCACGGCGGCGGAAATGCAAATCGATCCGTGGGATCCCCAGCAAGCGATCATGGGAGCGGCGGGGTATCTTCGGAAGATGCTCGACAAGAACGGCGGCGATTACGAGCGCGCCATCGGGCGTTACGGCACCTTCTCGACCGGTCAGGGAAAGGAAGCCGACGAGGCGGTGCGCCAGAGGTATCGGGCCTTCATGGCCGGGACTCAGAGCGTCGCGCGTGGCGGCGGGATCGTCGGTCTTGCTGGGGGTGGTGATCCCTATGACGAGTCATCCATGCTGGGGAGCAATCCATACACCATCGATTCGAGCGATCCGGAGACGGGCCTCACCATTGGAAGGCGGGCCGATCGAAGCATGTCGAGCCCGCCTGATCTGGCGCGACCCCTCCGGACCATGTCCGATCCAACGGGGGCATCCGGTCCCGGTGACTCGTTGGTGGGTTTGGGCGCGAGCACATCGCCAACCCCGGCGGGCGCGAAGGGCATCATCACCCCGGCCAACGTGAACGCTCCGCCGCCTCCCGCCGCCGATACATCCGATGGCGGCGGCGATACGGGGGCCGGTATTCCGGCACCGCCACCAGCACCTCCCGTGCAAGCGGGATCGCCCGACGCCGATAAGGATAAGGAGGACAATCCGAAGGTCTCGGGCTGGCAAAAGCTGATGAACGTCGGCCTCGGCATCATGAGCGGAACTTCTCCCCACGCCCTCGTGAACGTAGGTGCTGGCGCGCTGAAGGGCATCGCGCTCTCCGACAAAGAGCAACAAACCCTGGAGGCGGCGGCGACCCGTCGCGATGTGGCGAAGACCAACGCCGTCTGGCGGGCCGCTCAGGCGAAGAACGCCGGGCTCAGGGAAGATCGGCTGGGGAGGCAAGGCGATGAACGCCTGAGTATCCAGCAACAAGAAGTCGATCGAAAGAAAAACCGCGACGCCGCCATCTCGGAGTTCAACCAATGGAAGATGGCGAACGGAAACGCGACGACTGAGCAAAGAAACCGGAGGATCGACGAGCTTATTCGGAACCACAATCTTCAGAACGACCGGGATCTCCTCAAGATCGATCAGAAGGGTGAACTCTTCTACGCGGGAGACGAGACAAAACGGGATATTGCCGGTCAGGTGTCGGAAGATCGTCGACGCGGCCAGGATACCAGGTCGGCTGATGCGGCGGCGTCGCGCGAGATCAGGATCACCCGGAACGGCGTCCTGGAGAGGCAAGGGGATCAGCGGCTCGACATGACCGCGCAAGGTCTGGCTTTGCGCCAGCAACAAATCCTGAATAGCCAGTCGGCGAGCGATGAGCGAAACCGTTTGCGGGCTCAGGGTCTGGATGATGCGCGGATCCGTGGCTACCTCTCGGACTCGGCTCGCATCTGGGCGTTGAACCCCGGGAAGAGATACCCCGATGTCGTCAGGGAAGTGCAAGCTCAGGACGCGAAGCTCCGGGGCTCGACGCCGCCGCGCCCCTCGCTCTCCTCCCCGTCGAAGCAAGCCGTGACACCACCGACGGGAACCGCGCCGTCGTGGGTGCAACCGGGCGATCAATATAGCGCGAAACTGAACCGGGCCCGTCGGGCCGATGGCACGACCTATGGCCCAGACGGCTCTTGACGAGGCGGACGACTGGGTCACCGTCCCGAAAGCGGGCGGAGCCAAGGATCCTGGGGACTGGATAACGGTCCCACCGCGTCCAGCCACCCCTCCGCCAGCCAAGGTCGCCGCTCCCGCCACGCCTGAACCCACGCCCGAACCGGCGAAATCCACGACTGAAAAGCCGAAAGCCACGGCTGAACCCACGGTCGAAAAGACCGAAGACCCCTGGAAGTGGACGACCGAGGAGCCACCGAAGCAACCGCAACCTCCCGCCATGACGCGGCGTCAGTCCATGACCCCGGACCAGGAGACCGAGGACGAATACACGCGGCTGGCGAGTGAAGGTTTCACGCCTTCCACGCCCCCACCCTCGGTCTCGGGTAAGCCGTCTCCCGACCCGAATAAGCGCCCGATCGTTCAGCGGCTCGACATCGCTCCGACACCTTATACTTCTGAACAGGTCCGTTCGGGGCTGATCTACCCCGACCAGCGCCAGCCCGACTCGTCCGGCCTCACTTATGCCGAGCAAACGGGCGGCGATGAGGAACTGGAAACCAGGGTTCCCGGCCAGGGACTGAGTGGGGCCGCGTTCAACAAGTTCCGCCAGGGTGCCGAGACCGGGCTGGCGACCACCATCGCGGCGGTCCCTCGCATGGTGGACCGGTTCGGAGCGCTTCTGACGTCGGGTCAGATGACCGCGATCCAAAAGATCGACGCCGGTCAGACGGTCCCCGACGAGCAAGATCCATCCGGCTATCAATATATGAATGAAAGCCAGCGGGCTGAGTTCAAAGCTCGTCTCGGCACGGTCACGGCCAACCCCCAGCCGTCCCTCGCGGGTGGCATCGTCGAAACCGCCAGGAGGGAGAGCGAACGAAACGCCCCGGTGGACGTCTCTCACGAGGGACGCGCGGTGGTGAAACTGGCCGGAATGGCTGGCGGCATGGCCCCGATCCTGGTCGGCGCGGCGATCGGCGGGCTCCCGGGAGTGATGGGCGTCGGCTTCCTTGAGGGTTACGAGGGGATGTTCGAGCGGGCCCAGGAGAGGGGCGCGTCACCCCAGCAAGCGCACGATGCCGCGATGGCAAGCGGCCTGGTCAGCGCGGGTCTCATGTCGATTCCGGGGGCTCAGTTGTTCGGTCGCCTCGTTCCCGGCCTGAAAGGCCCGGTGCTCGGCGGGCTCATCGACTATGCCACGGCGAGCGGATCGATGGTCGGCATCATGCAGACCCAGACCATCATCGACAACGCCATCGTGAAGTATGGGTTCAGCCCGTCCCAGGCTCTGACCGAGCATGTCGGCGATCCCGAGGAGATGGCGCTTCAGGCGATCACCGGGGCCGCGTTCCATGCGCCACACAGGATCATGGGCGACGCGCGAGACGCCGCCATCGGGCTCGGTCGTCGGCTCTATCCCGAGAACCTCAACATCGAAATGCCCGGTGCGTCTTCCTCCACCGAGGTCGGTCCTTACCGGGGAGCGCCGTCGGCTGACGATCGGGTCAACGCTCACCGACGGGAATGGGACGCGACCCGAGAGGAGATGAACCGGCGGTGGCCTCCCAATGTTCCGGAGCCGCCGAAACCGGAAGGATGGCGTCCGGGCGCGGTGGATGAGACGTATGCTCCCGGTGCCGCGCCTCGCGTGGACGATCCGGGTCCAGCGGTGGAGCAACCCCAGGCCGAGCGCACCCAGCCGACGACGGCGCAAAGTGAGGGGACGACACCCGCCGTTCAGCCGCCCCCGCCAGTAGAGTCCACACCGCAACTCCCGGCTCCGGTTCCTCCCCCGGCACCGCGAGCCCCGCTCGAAACACCCCCGGTCATTCCGATGCCGGGACCGACGCCGCCAGCGGTCGAGACGGTCACGCCGCCGACGACGCCGACCGAGGTCGCTCCGGGCGTGACGATCGGAAGCGACGCGACGCCGACACCGACGCCCGTTACCTCTGAACCGACCGCCGCCGCTCCGCAAACTGGCGCTTACGTCATGCTTCGGCCCGACCAGCTTCAGGTCGATCCCAAGAGATTCCAGTTCAAGGAGAGCGACGAGCAAGGCGTGACCGGCGTGCTTCGCGGCACCACCAAATGGGAGTCCGATCTCGCCAGCCCGATCATGGCCTGGCAAGACAACTCCGGTCAGTATTGGGTGGCCGACGGTCACCAGCGGCACGATCTCGCGACCCGGGCGACCGCCGCCGGTCAGCCAAATGTCGAGATGCCAGCCCGCGTCTACCGCGAGGCGGACGGCTACACGCCAGAACACATGCGCGTGCTCGCGGCCTACAAGAACATCGCCGAGGGAAGCGGCACCGCGATCGACGCGGCCAAAGTTCTTCGCGCCAAGGTGGCGCTTCCGGGAGATCGCGCGCTCCCCTCGCTCCCGCCCCGGAGCCAGATGGTCCAGCAAGGCAACGCGCTGGCCAAGCTCGGCGATGAGGCATTCGGCATCGTCGTCAACGGCATCGTGCCCCCCGGATACGCGGCGCACGTCGGCGATCTGATCGCCGATCCGGCCCAGCAGGTAGCCGCTCTCTCAGTGCTGGCGCGTGCGGAGCCGAACAATTCCGAGCAAGCGCGGAGCATCGTCAAAGACATCGTCGCGACCGGCTATACGCGCGATGTCGAGGGCGGTCAGACCGAGATGGAGGGCATGGGCCCGACCATCCAGTCGCTCTTTCCCCAGCGGGCGCGCATTCTGGACCGGGCGAAGGCCAACCTGCGTGGCAACAAGCGGGTCTTCGGCGCGGCGGTCCGGGGCGAGGAGTCATTGACGGCGGCGGGCAATCAGCTTGACCGCGAGGGTAACGTCCGGGCTAAAACCGAGAATGAGCAACTTCTCGATATTCTTGAACGGCAAGCCAGTTCTAAAGGGCCAATCTCTGACGCGCTTACCGGGCTCGCTTCAGACCTTGCAGGAGGGAAAGCCCTCCCCGGCCTCGTCAGCCAGTTCCTCACCCAGGTCCGTGGGATTGTCCGACGCGGAGAGAACGAAGCTGTACGACCAGGCGATACTTCTGGTGGCGTTGGAGAAGCGGGCGAAGGCCCAGAACCCCCAGTAGAGGGCCAGGGCGGCTTCTTCTCCCTCGCGCCGAGGGCCGGTGGTATGGCCCCGATGCGGACCGCTCTTAATAATTCTCGGGTGGGTGTGATCCGTCGCGGCCCCGAGGCGATGATCAACCGGCTTCGGATGCAAGCGAACCTGGATCGGTCGCGGCAACATGCGGACCGTCCACCGTCGACGATCCATCCTGATGCGATCAGGGAGGTTGATCAGTTCATCCAGTTCATCGGCGAGCATATGTTCACCGATGTCGGCCTCCGGATCTTGCAACATGGCCATGGCGCGGCGGGGCTATACGACCCCCTGAGCCATGTCGTTTCTCTATTCCGGGCGGCGATCGACAACGGCTCGGTGCCGCATACGATGGTCCATGAGTTGTGGCATTCGCTGGAGCGGATGCTACCCCGGGAAGATCGGCTCGCGCTCGCGAGGGAGTTTCATCGTCAGCGGGAGCGGTGGTTCAGAAACAACCCCGGGATGCGGGAGTTTATGGACGGCCAGGGCCAGCTACGCCGGGAACTGACCGATCTGAATGCCGTCGACTGGATCACCCGGCACGGTCAAAATCCGGAGGCCATGAGGAGCGTCACGGTCACCGGAGCGGGCACCGCCAATCCACGGGTTCGGATGCGGGTAACCCGCGAGAATTACCGTTACACGAACCTCTCCGAGTATTTCGCGGAGACGATGACGGACCGTCATTTCAACGAGATGGACATCCAGGACGCCGTCGTCCGGTCGATCTGGTCGCACTTCCGCGACATCTTCCGCCGCTTCGTCCAGGCCATCCAACGGCTCTTTGGCCGCGACGCTTCGGGGCGGATCTACGAGGGATACGGAGCCCGGCAATACGCGCCGGGGGTCGAGAACGGAATGCTGGCGAACACGCCTGGGTCGTTCCGAAGCATGAGGCCGGTCCCCAGCCGAAGAGCCATGGCTCGGGCCAGAAGGGAAATGGATCAACCTGAAGCTGAGTCATCCGGCTCGCTTTGGACCGTTCATACTCGCCCGGAACCAAGGCCGGGCGAGCCAGAGCCGCCATGGTATAAAGTCGGAGACTTCAAGGATCGGCTGGAGGCGCATGACGTGGCGAGAGGCCACGAGTTCCACCACGACGTAGTATCGAAAGTCACGGAAGTCCCGTGGGAAGATCAATCGGTCGAACAAAAGCAAGGCGACTTGTCCGCCGGGAGGGGTCCGCGCGAGCCGACGATCCGCAACGATCCGAACCAGGTCGAGATGCCGGGGATGAGGCCGTCGGCGGCTCAGGCCCAGATCGCGCGGGATCAGACCGGGACCGGACGTCTGACGAAGCCAAACCAGAAAGCCGCCGACGAGGGATTGTTCGCCCCGAGGGTCGAGCAAGCCGGTCTCTTCGAGCCCCGCGCCGCGACACCGGCACCCCCCGCTCCGCCGCCACCGGTTTCAAAATGGGCGCACGACGAGGTGCCGAACTTCACCGATGAGCTTCACCTCGTCCAAAATCCGGATGGTGGGCATGAGGCGGCGATGGAGTTCGTGCTCTCCCGAGGCGCTCAGACCGGGTTTGAACATCTCGCCGTCGTCGAGAACGCCACGGGGCGGATCATCCATGCCGGGACGGCCAACGAACGGCTGACCGTCTCCTTCAAACGGGCGCACACTTACGGCGCGGTCGACGCCTACACGATCCACCACAACCACCCGAACGAAACCTCGATCTCGGCGGGCGACCTGCAAATGCTGACGTCGCCTGGCATAACCAATGTCGTCGCCCACATCCCGGCGGGACACACCTTCACCGTATCGCTACCGGATCCGAGTCAGCGAACCGAAAACCCTTACATGGCGAACGGCTTCGGAAACGCGCTGGCCAGATCGCATGAAGGCTACCGGCAAGAGATGATCCCGATCTTCCAAAAGCTGATGGTGCTCGGGGATATGACACATGCGGAGGTGCAAATCGCGTATGGCGATGCGTTGAATCGACTCCTGGCCCAGGATGGAATTATTAACTATTCGTCTACATATATCCTTCCAGACGTGGCGTTGGACGCCATGAGGAGAGCCAGCCGTGGACTACATGATCGATATACCCTCGCCGTTCCAACCGCGAAGCGAGTTGCTGGACTTCCAACGCCGACTGGAAGCAATGCCCCAGCCGCACCCACCGGAGGTGGTCCAGGCGCTGGAGGGAGTCCGGTGGTCGCTCCAAGAGCAGTCCAGGGCCGACTATTCTCCACCCAGGAAGTAGATAACGCCTTCGGGCTCGAAGCCGGGAAGCCGATCAAGGATCTGGTTAAGTGGGTCCAGGATCAGCCGAAATACGAAGACGCCCGCCACTACTATCTGGAGTTCGTGGCCCCGCTCCGCCTCGGTCCGAAGGAGGCGGGGGAGGAGGCGTTCAAATTCGCCAACAACATCCGTCAGGGTCAGCGCAAGTTCGGCCAACTGGCCCAGATGATCCGCGACACCCAGAAGATCGACGAGCGATGGGCGATCGGACGCGCGGTCGCCGAGCAATCGGTCTTCGAGCGTAAGCTTGCCCGTGAACTCGCGACCACATCCCCGCTTCCCCAGCCGGGTTACGAGGCCCAGATGCGGGCCCGGTGGGACGCGACCCAGATGGGCGTCGAGGGGCTCGGACCGAAAGGCAAGGCTCTCGTCAATGGTCTGAAAGCGATCCAGGAAGACTACTGGAATCAACTGAAGAGCCGGGGAATGGTCGATCCCAACGCCGAGGGCTGGGCTTACTGGATGCCCCGGCAACTGGTGATCATGGAGCCCGGCAAGAAGGCGCGGCGCATCATCAAGGACGACGCGATCCTTCCGGGCGGAACGCCGCGAGCGCGATGGGGCCGCACGCCGACGCCAGATATGCACCCGTTCGGCACCAACCTGACGACCGAGATCCCCCGGTTCCGGAACTATGAGGAGATCCAGGACACGCTCGACGCGGCGCGTGCGAAGTATGGTCCAAACGTCCAACTGGTCGACGACATCGTCGGCCTCGTCGGCGCTCTGGAGCGGATCCACGCGGCCATCGCCGGGCATGATTTGCTTCAGGCGATCATGTCCCTCACGAAGAATGGCATCGCGGCTGGCTATACCCAGACGTCGGGAGCCCCCCCTAAACGAGGGTTCTACATGGCCGGTCACCCCTCCATGTATAAGATGGTTCCGACGTTCGATCGTTACGGGAAGGTCGTCGAAGACTCGAAGGGCAACCCGGTCTTCGAGAAGCAAGCCATCTTCATCGACGAAGCCTTCCGGGCCCCGCTGGACGCGGTCTTCCGGGCCGCTCCGGGAGCCCTGATGCGGGGGTTCATGGCCGTGAAAGCGGTCAGCACCCACTTCGTCATGCAATCCCCGCTGATCCATCTTCAGGTCGAGCTTGGCCGGGCGGGCCCGCTATTTACCGGGGGCAAGTTCGTCGCTCTCACCGCCCTGGCCGTCGGGCGGCGAGCCAGAATGGCGGAAGATCCCCGGATCGATACGCTGGTGGCACACGGCATGGCACCGGTCATGCGCGGTTTCATCGGCGATCCCGTCTCGCTGATGAACGAGTTCACTTACAAATCGCGGTTCGGCCTGGTGGGCGAGGCCGTCGTGGACATCCGCAACGCCCTGGCCAACTTCGCGGGGAAGGCTCCGCGTGGCGGTCAGGCCATGGCCGCGCTGATCCGTCACCCCATGAATACGCTTCTCTGGAACCGGGTCATGGATCTCCAGATCGCCATCGGTCTCGCGGTCGCCGAGGATCGGCTGGCCGCTGGGTGGCATCCGACGGCGGCTTACACGGCGGCGGCGCATCTCGCGAACCGCTATGCCGGGGCGCTCCCTCCCGAGGGCATGTCGCGTCTCGCCAACACCCTCGCCCAGTTCCTTTTGTTCTCGCGGTCGTTCACGGGCGGCAACCTCGGCATCATCAAAGACGTGGTGACCGGTGCGCCGATGCACATCGTCAATCACGTCGAAGCCGAGGCCGGTCCGGAGGCGGCGAAAAAGTTCAGGAAGTGGATGCGGGGGAAGGCCCAGTGGACGGGCGCGCTCGATATGCTCGCGTTCTACATGCTCGGGATGCTGATCCAGCACGCTTCCCAGGCGGTCTATAATTATATGAATGACAAGGAGTCGGAAGAAAGCGTCCCCGAGGGTTATGTCCGGCGCTTCCATGAGACGGTGAACTACGTCATGGAAAATCCGCTCAAATCTTTGTTCATCCCATCGACCATCAACCGGCTCCTTCCGATGGCCGACAACGAACCAGGGAAGACGAACCGGGCCCGGGTCATGCCTTACGGATCCACCCCGCAATACCTCTACATGCGGACGCCGCTGGGCAAGGTCGGCGAGGAACTGATCGATTGGATCTCCGATTTCGCGGGCACCCTCGAACGCAAGCAAAGCACGATGTATAAGGCCGCGAACCAGTTCATGTCGGGCAAGGACGACTACGGCCATGACTATCGCCGTCCGACCGACGATGCTTTCGATCTGAAGAACGTCTGGCGCACCGCCAAACACATGAGCCATGTGATGTTCCCCATCGAAATGGAGAGGGACATCTACATCGCGATGAACGCTCCGGGTTCGCACTGGGTCGGGAACGCCCCTCCCACGGCGAGGGAACGAGGGCTCGCCGTCGCCCGGGTGCTCCTCAACTTCTCCGGGATTGGTTCGCTCTCGCGCGGCTATCCGTATGGGCCATCCGCCGGATCGAACAAGAAGCGGGAAGACATGATCAAATTCGACACCGCCGAGATCATGCCCGAGGTGCAACGTCTGGTGAACGACGGCAAGGACGAAGAGGCGACGAAGATGCTGACCGACGCGGGCGAAGAGGCGGGCCGCGCCAGCAAGATCGTCGACTGGCTCCGCCCCGACGCGGGGAACGCCGCCGCCGAGAAGGCCGCGCAACTCGGTGAACGACGCGCCGCTCGTCGCGAGGATCAGAAACAACTCGATCGCTCCGAGGTAATCCGCAGGAGTTACGGGGTAAAAGAAAAACCTGCTAGAGAGCTTGAGACCACCGAATAGTCAGGTCCGCGCCGGACCGGGCTCCTGAAACCGGCCATTCCCGTCCCGCTCCGGGGCCAAGGAAGGGTCAGACGGAGACCCGCCATGCGCTGGCTTCTCGCCGCTTTCACGGCCCTCCTCATCGCCGGATCCGCCTCGGCTCAGTCAGTGCCGGGTGGTCACGAAGCCTTCAACTACGTCTTCGACGGCACCAAATGGGTGCCCGCGACCGGAGCTTCCGGCGGAACGCCCGGCACGGGATCCATCCAGACCAGCCCGGCGGCACGGACCATCGTCACCCTCGACGTGAAGACGGTGACCACGGGCAACGCCGCCGTCACCGCGATCGCGGCGGGCAATCGGACCGCTGGAGGCTTCCTCCAGAACCCACCCTCGGCGACGGTCAATATGTGCGTCAACGAGATCGGGGTCGCTTCCGGGACGACGTCGAGCGGGGACACGACCTGCATCGTGCCAGGCCAGGGCTACGTGATCACCCCCGCCGCTGGTGCCGTCTCCGTCGTGACATCTGACGCGGGCCATCAGTTCAGCGGCTACGGCCTGAAGTGAACCTCTCCCGCCGACACCTTCTGAGCGGGGCGTCCGCGCTCGCCGCGTCGAGTGCGCTGGCCCAACCCGTCCCCCTGGGAGGGAACGCGGGCGCTTACCAGAAGCTCGGCCCCGGCCCCCTGGCATCATCGCGAAGCCCGACGTTCGACCGGAGCTTCATGGGCGAAAGTCTCGGATCCGGCGGCACATTCACGCGGGCGACCACCGGAACCTATTTCAATAGTAGCGGCGTGATGGTCTCGGCGGCGATCAACACGCCTCGTTTCGACTACGACCCGGCGACGCTGGAGGCCCGAGGGCTTCTGATCGAGGACGCCAGCACGAACCTCGCCTGGCCGTCCGCGACGTTTGGTTCGCCATGGCAAGCGCTGAACGCGACGCTCACTCCCGGATCCGGCATCGCGCCGGACGGCACGAACACCATGGTCAAACTGGCGGAAGACGCCGCCAACAATTTCCACACGTTGATTGTGATCAACATCCCGTTCCCCGCGTCCGCGACCTTGACCATGAGCATCTACGCCAAGGCGGCGCAAAATCGTTACCTCATCTGGGGTATCGATGATGGTGTAAGTATCTCCGTGTCCGCGAACTTCGATTTGCTGGCGGGAGCGATCGGGGCCGTCGCCGGGGGCACGACCGCGTCGATACGTCATGTCGGCAACGGCGTGTATCGTTGCATGGTTACCGGCGTGCTCGGCACCGCCACGAGCGGTAGACTTCTGGCCTCTCTGACGAAAGACAATCTCGGAGGCGGTTTCCCCCCCTATGTGGGCACCCCCGGCAACGGCATCCTGATCTGGGGCGCGCAATGCGAGATCAACAAATACGCGAGTAGCTATATTCCCACGACCGTTACCTCGGTTCAGCGGTCGCAAGACGTTTTGCTTTATCCGGGAGCCGCTCTGAGTGGCTTCAGTGGGTCAGCCGGGACGTGGTTCGCGGAGTTCGTTTCTTTCATGCAAACTCCAACCAACGGTCGCGTGATCGGAAGTGGGATCAACGCTGGAGATGCGACCCCGATTTATTTATCCGCCAGCGCGAATGCCATGGGTCAGTTCGATGGGTCCAATATCCTGACCACGGCCAATGGTGTCTTCCCGAATGTGGTCTCCAAGGCCGTGTCATCCTGGGCCCCGGGTCAGGCGAAAATATGCGCGAACGCGGGACCGATCGCGACCAGCGCTACCCTAAGTGCTGGATACGCTCAGTTCGCGACCAACGGCATAAAGATCTTCACGGTCGATGTGGTGAATGGCGGAGCCAATAACGCCAGTGGCTACATCCGCCGCGTCTCCTACTGGCCGAGGGTGCTTCCGGACACCGACATGCAAGCCGTCACCTTCCTCGGGCCGACGCTCGACATGAGCTTTCTGACCCCCGGCGCGCTCGATCCGCATGTCCGGTTCAGCCGGGCGAGCACGGGAACCTACACCGATAGCGCCGGGGTCATGCGGGCGGCGGCGATCGACCAGCCTCGGTGGGACTACGACCCCGCCACCAAAGTCCTCAACGGTTTGCTGATCGAGGCCGCGCGAACCAATCTTGTGTTCCCGAGCACGCCGGGATCCGGGTGGTTCCAGAACGCAGCGACGCTCACCCCTGGCGTCGGCGTCGCGCCCGACGGCACCAATACATTCACGAAGATGGATAATGACGCGACCAATTCATTTCATGGCTATCAGGCCATCGGCGTGGGGATACCGAATGGCACCTACACATGTTCCGTCTACGCCAAGATGGGAGAGATCAGATACTTGCAACTGATCTTCGATGATCTGGGTGGCGGGCAACCGGCGGCGATCAATAACTTCGATTTACTGACCGGCACGGTGGCCGCTGGCGGCGGAACCATCACCAGTGTTGGCAACGGAATTTACCGGTGTGTCATGCCGGGTTGCGTGGCGGGCGGGAGCACGACGCAAGTCCGCCTCGGAATAAACAACTGCAACACGCCGCTGGCTGGATTTTACGGCCCCGCTTACGTCGGTGTCCCGGGCGAAGGAACATATCTGTGGGGAGCCCAGGTCGAGGTGGGCGGCACGGTGAGTAGCCTCATTCCCACGACGACGGTTGGGCTCACCAGGGCCATCGATAACGTGGCCGTGCCGGTCGGGGCGTGGTTCAACGCGCGTGAGAGTTCGCTCTTCGCCGAGTTCATCTACCCCCGCGCCTTCGACGCGGTCGGGCCGCACGATGTCGTCGGGCTGACGAACCAGGGCGCGAACATCGCGCAAACAACGATGTGGCTGAGGGCGCGCGAGACCAACAACACGGGTCAGGCGTTTATCTCGAAGCTCAACAACGTCGTCGCGCGTGGCGACCTCGTCGGCACGGCATCGAACGGCATCTCCAAGATCGCCGGGTCGTGGCCAGTCTCGCTGACCGCGTCTGGATCGTTCAACGCCAATGCGATCGGCACGGTCGCCTTCACCGCGATCACCGACACGAACATATTGTGCATCGGCAATCATGCCCCGCTCGGGGACGGCCCGCTGAACGGCTACATCCGGCGCGTCGTCTACTGGCCACGCGGCTTGTCGAACGCCGAACTCATCTCGATCACCACATGACCGGGGAATAGCAATGGACGGCGGCGCTGACTTCTCCACGACCCCCCGGCTCGGTCTCTTCAAGCCGAACTACAAGAAGGATGCGGGGAGGTGGGGTGACCATTACAATCAGAATTTTGACACCCTCGACCAGGCCGTCGGGATCTGGAACGCGGGATACGTCAACGTCCTCGCTTACGGAGCGGACCCCACCGGGCAAACCGATAGCTCGGACGCGATCAATCAGGCCGCTTCTTTCATGGGCCCGAACGGCCATCGGCTCGGCGTCTACCTCCCCACGGGAAGCTACCGGGTCGACAAACAGATCCGGCTCACCGACGGGCAATCGTTCTTCGGCGACGGCGAGGGAAGCACCTACCTTCTGATCTTCGACAACTTCGACCGCAACGCCGAGTCCGTTATCTATTGCACCGGATCGTTCATCGACCCCGGCCCGACGATCAAGAACCTCGGCTTCTGGTTCATCCAGCCGAACGACGTCACCTCGCGGTCGACCTTCGCCCCGCTCGGGCAAGGCACCTCCTACACACCGGGCGGGAGTGGGGTCCAATACCCCTGGGCCATCGCGACCGAGCCAGTCAGTGCCGGGCACGGCCAGTCCGGTCGGATCCAGGTCCAGCACGTCTTCATTCAGGGTGCGTGGAACGGGATCAACGCGGACAATGCGTGCTTCTG